GTGGTAGACCTTCGATCACTACACGGGAGCTATTCAGCGAGTAGGTAATCAGGCGGTCTTTGACAGAAAGGTCATGCGGACTGAAGTGAATGTGTTCGACGGTAGGCAAGTGGAATCTCTGTAAGAGTAAGCGTCAATGTCCATGGGGACAAGATCTACGTTTGGGCGTCCACAGTATGCAACTTATTCTTATCGATACTGTAAATTTCAACGGCGGGAACCATCGATTCGATCAGAGTCATCACTCGCTCGCTCATGTCGCCATAGAGCGCGTAGTTAGACGAGAAGGGAATGATGCCGTGTTGCTTCAGCTTGTGTTTGATTAGAAAATACGGCTCGCCCATCTTGATAAACGGCTTGGCGTCGTAGCTGCGGGCAATGACGCAGCCATCGTTATTGCTCAGTACGACGATAGGCACCTTTGCCAGATCTGGACGAAAGACCCGTTCGCAGCTCGCATAGAAACTGTTGCAGTCAATCAGCGCGAAGACCGACGCGTTAGACATGACTGCGCACCGTGCTGGTGATCACGCCCCAGATCGATAGCTCATCCCCCTCCAGGACATACCGCGCTGGGTATTTCGGATTCTCCGACAGAAGAATCACCTCTTTCCCACGTTTGCACAGTCGCTTGCAGACGGGATCATTGTTCAAAAGAGCTACAACGACGTGTCCGTGGGCCGGCTCAATTGACCGATCCACAACAGCCAAGTCTCCCTCAAAAATCCCCGCCCCTTGCATACTTTCACCAGTAATCGCGATGAGATAGACATGCGGCGCCCTGATATTTAGGACCTCATCCAATGAGATGTGCTGCTCGATGTGATCGGCTGCCGGTGAGGGGAACCCAGCAGGTACACGAAACGAGCAGAAAGGCAGCTTCGTGCCGCCTTCGGATATAGGACCTAAAATGGTAAAGCTCATGATGCAGCCTTCTACACATACTGTACGAATGTACAGTTAACTTTGCGGCCGGCTTGCGGTCAATTTTTCTGTAGGGGATTTCGACAGACGGAGGTGCCTATGTGCGGGAGGCTTTCGCAGTACCGGGGAATCCACGACTTCGTTGCAGCGCTGAGCATGCCCAATGCTCTGGCGAACTCTGTGGGCGATCAGCCGATTGAGCGGTATAACGTGGCGCCATCAACTGCGGTGGCACTGCTGCACCTGCAGGGCGACCTACTCCACGCCGATCAGGTTCGCTGGGGATGGCGGCCGCATTGGGCGAAAGACCGCGCCGCGCCCATCAATGCGCGGGTGGAAAAAGTGGCGCATGGTCCGTTCTTCCGGGCAATCTGGCCTCACCGGGCAATAACACCTGTCGACAACTGGTTTGAGTGGGTGGATGAAGGTGGGCCCAAGAAGCAGCCCTACCTGATCCGCCGGCGGGATGGTGCACCGATATTCTGTGCCGCCATCGGCCAGCTACCGGATGCTGATGAAGGCCCGGGCGAGCATGATGGCTTCGTGATCATCACCGCCGACAGCGCCGGGGGAATGGTAGACATTCACGACCGGCGCCCCGTGGTGCTGACCCCGGACCTGGCGCGGGAATGGTTGGACCCGGCCACGCCCAAGGAGCGCGCCGAGCAGATGGTGTTGCACCAGGGCGAGCGGGCCGAGGCCTTCGAATGGTTCAAAGTCGATACGGCCGTGGGCAACGTCCGGAACAAGGGTCCCGGCCTGATACAGCCTGCACCCTAAAACAGCCCGCCAAGTTCAGAGGGTTTCCAATTCATGATCACAAGCTCGCCGCTGACCTCAGCTTTCCCCTGGCGCTGATTGCTTGTGCTGTAACGGATATCCAGCGTTTCAAAGTGAAACCCTTCAAACACCCGCCGAATATCAGGGTGGTCGTTGATACTCACCATGACCTTGCCTTTGCAGCGGCGCATGAAGTCGGCCATCCGCTCATAGTTTTCGAACGGAAAGTCCACCCCGTAGCCTGCGGTCTGCCAGTAAGGCGGGTCCATGTAGTGGAAAGTGTGGGGCCGGTCGTAGCGCTCGGCGCATTCAAGCCATCCCAAGTTTTCCACATAGGTCCCGGAAAGACGCTGCCAGGCTGCGGAGAGGTTCTCTTCAATCCGCAGTAGATTGATCGCAGGCCCGGTAGTCGCGGTACCAAACGTCTGCCCTGTCACCTTACCGGCAAAGGCATGGTGCTGCAGGTAGAAGAAACGAGCGGCACGTTGGATGTCGGTGAGTGTTTCAGGGCGGGTCATCTTCTGCCACTCGAACACCTGTCGAGAACTGAGCGCCCATTTAAACTGGCGCACAAATTCCTCCAGGTGGTTCTGCACAACGCGGTAGAGCGTCACCAGGTCGCCGTTGATGTCATTGAGCACTTCAACGGACGCGGCCTGGGGACGCATGAAGTAGAGCGCGGCGCCGCCGGCAAAGACTTCAACGTAGCATTCGTGCGGCGGGAAGAGCGGGATAAGGCGGTCAGCCAGGCGGCGCTTGCCGCCCATCCATGGAACGATTGGGTTTGTCATTTGCGATCCTTCGCGGTTGGTTTCATTAGGTGATGCTAATTTTTGCGACCACAACTACAGGTCAGCGAACAATGGCTCTCATATAAGCCTGACAAGCCTGCAAAGCGATCAGTCCTTGGTCGCCGTCGTCGGTGATTCTGATAATTCTTTGAGCATGCGCTGGGTCAAGTTGGGCTCGACGGGCTGCATGAACCACGCCGGCGGCGCCGGGGGCGGTAGGCACGTTGCAGCTACTGGCTGGATCCTCGGCAATGAGGACTGACAGCCGCACATCAGCAGTAGCAAGCTGGTCACGCAGGCGAGCCTGGTTGAGCTGGGCATCGGATAATTCCTTGGTGTGTTGTTGGTCCTGGAGCGCGAGCTGTTCCTCGGTGGCCAGGCGCTTGTCGTGTTCGGCCGCCTGCTGACGCCAGGCCTCGCCAGTAATTGCATCCAGCTCCTTCTGGTGGTTGGCGCCCTGCTCCGCGATACGCTCGGCCATCTTCTTGCCCAAGCGCCAGTCCTGAACCTGCCATGCCCCGCCAAAGCCGATGGCCAGCGCCAGCAGGATTGCCAGGCACAGGCCGATCAGCTTCTGTGCCGGCGTCATCACGGCACATCCTTGAAGAATATGTGGTGACCAAGGCGCAGCGTCTGCTTGGCCTTTGCCGCCCAGGCCGGGGCCTTTGGCATCGTGGTCGCATAGTAATGCGTGGCGCCGCCGGTTGGATCAGGCACGGCGCCGGACATCACCTGGTCAGCCGCACGCTGGGCCTGGGCGAACTGCGCCGCAGGGATCTGCTTGGCACCGCTCAGGTAGGCGTAGTTCGGGTCGTTCTGGTTCCAGCAGCTGAACTGCCAGGGTTTCAAGCAGACGCCGGCGTAGCCCTCCCCCCACCATGACTTTGCCTTTCCATCGAACACGCGGTTGCGGATGGTCCAGGCCACGGCAATTTGACCATCCAGCCCTTCGCCGCGGGCCTCGCCCCACAGAGTGCGCGCCAGGATGTCCCGGTCTTTCTCGGTTGCGTTCATACTTTTCTCCAGGCAATAAAAAACCCGCTCAAGGCGGGCGGCGGTGACCGATGACAGTTACGCGGGCACTACGGGCCATTCAATGGCATCCGGGAACTGCGGCTGCTCAATAACGCGGCTCAGCGCTACACGGTATTTTTTCCAAGACTTGAGGGCGGCGAGGTCTGCGTCCGTGGCTTCGTCGACATCTACGGCGTCCTGTAGTGGCGCGATCGCATAGTCTGCGACGGACCGCAAGCGGGTGATCTCCGCGAAAGCAGTCTCCATGGAGTCGGCTTCAGGCGCTGTTAGCTCAGGAACCACCTGAACTAGCAATGAATCCACGGCTACATGCAGAGTGATGCTGTGCGCCAAGTCGGCGGGCTCGCCATCTTTCGCCACGCTTACGGCCAGCACCCCGTCGTTGTAATTTATGGCTACCGAGCAAGACGCATCGACCTGATTCAACACATAACCCCAGCCTTCTGGCGGCGGAACCATGCCAAGCGTTCCGTGCACCAGGTACTGGCCAGGGCCAGGGTGCTCGGTGGTGATGGTGTTAGCACCCAGGGAGGTGACATCAATAACGGCGCCGTCAGCACCGAGAATGTTTACTGCTGCGCGAGTTGTCATTTAGATAGCCTTGAGTGTGCCGTCAGCGGCGCGAGTGGTATTTCCGGTGTGGTAAAGCTCAATCCATGGCGTTGTGGCACCGTCGTAAATCGACTGAAATTTGATGGTGCCCGAATTGCCAGCAAGCCCATAAGGCCAGGCAACCGTTAGCCTGTTAGAGCCATCAGAGTGCCGAAAAATCTGCTTGTAAAAGTAGCCCGTACCGCCTGACGGCATTCCCGGAGAACCTGGCGGATAGAGATTGGGGTCAAGACCATGCACAGCATTGGTCAGCCAACTTTGAACTACGCTCGTCCGTGTTCTGCCAGTTGCGTAAGCGTCTGCGACGTTTCCGTCCGCGTAGCCGATAGAAGCCACAGCCGCACTACCCAACTGAAGCCCAGCTCGGGCCGCAGCTGGGGTGGTGCCGCCGGTGCCCCCCATGGTTACAGGGACAAGGTTTTGTGTGGAGACCAAACCAAGGCCCGCCAATGTCGCCCCCCACTGCTGAATCATCGCCCGGACTTGGTCGGCCAGATCTTTCGTGTATCCCTGCACAGGCATGAGCGCATACGAACCTGCGCCGTTAGATGCGCTTCGATAGTTCGGCGTGATTGATAGCGAAGTGTTGCTGGCGATATTGGTTACTTCGTACTGCCCGCCATCAGGGCCTATAAATGCATCACCCACTCGGCTATTTGCGAGAAAGGCTGTGCCGGAGCCGACTACGGCATTCGAATTCAACGCTACAGAAACAGTACCCGTTCTATACCAAGGCATATTCATCTCCAAATAAAATTTTTTTCGTGACGGCGATACGATCCAGAAAATCAAGCAACTTAAATCAAGTTCCAGGGAGCCTTGCATATACTGCTGCCATGCTACCGATATCCGTCCAAGCCCCAAGAGCAGTCACGCCAAAAACCTGCAAGCAGGACTCGTTATAATTAAATCTAACTCCAATTGGCGTCCAGTTAATATGCGATGGTGTAATTAACCCCCGAGAAAAAGGGTTAATCATAAAATACTCATCGCTCAAAAGCTGACCTACAAGCAAGCTCTTCCAGTAATAGCCGTTAGCAATAGGGTTAATTATCACTCTCCCCTGAAACGACCATGAGTGACTGGCTCGGGAGAATAGTACCGGCACAGTGCCGGAGTCGTAGATTACGCTCCCGTCTTCCCCCCACATTCGCAACCCGTATTGAGCCTTTGAAAGTGAAGCGAAGACTGCGGCAAACCACTTGCCGTAAGGCCGATCATTGATATTTCGCGTCGAAAGGACAAAGCCTGTCCAGTTCCCAGCCCCCCCTGTTATGACCAGCCCTGCATATAAATCATCAGGCCTGGCGGGAGTATTCTGCATAAATATGCATGGAGGCTCCTGCGTGGTTATTGGGGCTGGAAAGTTGACATATGCATTGGAGTTAGAGATTGCAGCATACGAGCCGCTATAAACAGCACAAAGCCTGGGCATCTCAGAATCTATTTGTATATAGCGCTCATCGTTAGCCACCGACAATCCGAAAGTCAATTTTTATACCTCATGACCAGCAATCTAAATTTGATCACCGTACCCAAAGACTTGTCTGCTTCAGCAGGGTGCTTTCCGTATACATTAACGACACCCTCCCCGACCGATACGTAGGGCAATGCACTGTATATATATTCATTGGCAGGCGGCTCGGTCGGCAGTATCACAGCAGAGCAGTTGCTTGGACTGAAGCCGGGGACAGAAACGGTAATGGGGCCTCCGGTGGTTGCTTGATAGAGTCCGTTGTGGAGGATTTGATAGGTAAAACTATCAGTGTCCATTTCTAGAGCGCCTGATTCGCTCCACGTTCTTACACCATGGCTCATGCGTCTAGATCTCCAAGCTGTACACGTTTACGACCACTTGCGTCGTATACCTTGATGGCCCGATTCGTCATTGATAGACGGCCGCCACCAGGTGCTGGCCCGTTGAATTCAAGGTTCCCCGCCTTATCCAAAAGCCATCCCTGTACGCCGGCCACATAGTTGTCTGATTGCAGCGCCTGGCCGATCTTCAGCATTGTTATAGTGCCGTCCTCGATCATTGCCGACCGCATAAATACTTGGCCGTTGCTCACAACGAATGGGGTTGTCAGCCCGCCTCCGGAAAGCGTGTTCACCACGGCAAACCGGTCAGCACTCACCAGGAACTGGCTTTGCAGCAAGCCATCGGCATTCTGTTCAATGCCCAGGCCAATCCCAGCAGCCACGTACTGGCCGTTTGAGTTCACCTGCATCTTCACCGCCCACATGGTGGACAGCTTTCCATCGGTGTCGGCCTGGGCCTTGGCTGTGACCTGGATCGCCGCCTTGCTCTTCCACTCGCTGAGCGCGCTGGCCAGGTCTCCCTCGTCGGTACCGTCTCGCCCACCACCCACAACAGCCTGAATCGTGGTTGACTGCGAGGCGACGGCCTTATCGGTGTCGGCCAGAGATTTGGTAACCGTCTGAACGGCTGACGAGTTCAGGTCAACTTGAGCCTGCGTGGTGTCGATTTTTTGGCCAAGCGCGGTATCCGCATTCGCCCGGACGGTTGCCTCCTGGATTATCGACGCTGCGTTGTTGTCGACGTTTGCCACCATTTGGTCTATTCGCGTGCCAAGGGCGCTGTCACCATCAGCCCTTGTCGATGACTCCACTCCAATCGCGGCCGTGTTGCCATCGATACTGCTTTTCAACTGCTCCAATCGGGTGACTGTCGCCTGCTTGTCAGTGGCCACCACCTGTTCCAGCGTGGTCAAACTGGCCTTGTTCGCACCTACTGCCGCATCCAGCGACGTCGTGCGCTCGACCATGGCCAGATTGTCGGAGGCTTGCACCTTTACCTGCTGGGCGAACTTGGCAGCCGCGTCCCAGTTCTGTAGTGCGTCGGTCAGTGACCCTTCCCCGTCATCCTCCCTCCAGCTTGCCTGAAGCGATTGCACCGCAGATGCCTGGGCAGTGACCTTGCCGTCCACGGTGTCGATGGACGCCTTGTTCTGCTGAATCTGGACCGCCATGGCCTGGGTTGTTTCGGCAATGGTGCCGATGTCGAACCAGTAGGCTGCGTTGGGAGGCGTGATGTTTTTCGGTACCGGCCCAGTGGCTTGGTACAAATGCTGGCCCTGCCGCACCACATCGCCGGCGGCGTAGGTTTTGGCAGGATCGTAGACCAGAGCGTCCGTTATCTGGTCGATTATGTCTTCCAGCTCCTGCTTGGCCTGCTCCAGCCGTTCGTTAACCGATCCAGGGCCTGAGCCAGAGATGAGTTCTATCTCGTCTAGAATCTCCTTGACCAGCTCCGTTTTTCCAACCTGTCCGGCGATCAGATCAAGGATCGGGCCGCCCTGAGAACTGGCCTGCCCCATCACTCCATTCACCACCGGATAGAACGGCCCGATGTTGCCGGTCCGGTCCACCAAGCGCGCCCAGAAGAAAAAAGTCGCGCCCGCCAGCAGGGACTGCATACGGTAGTCGGCCTGCGGGTATGCCAGGTCGGCCAGCTTCGTCGCAGCCGGCAGGTTGTTCGCCGGACCATACCAAAGCTCCGTGCGCTGGGTGTCCTCTGCGCCTGCGGGGAAACCCCACTTGATGCTGATCCCGAACAGCTCGCTGGTGGTGGTCAGGAACGACACAGCCGGCGGCAGGCCGGTTTTGCCTTCCAAGTTGGTCAGACTGGAGTTTTTCCAGATCGACGAGATTTCGAACGCGCTCAACGCACGCACCCGAGCCAAGTAGGCGCCCGAGTAAATGCCAGTGACGTCGACGCTCGTTGAGCCAGTACGCTGCACCTTGATCCAGTTGCCGTTGTCCTTACGCCACTCCACGTCATAAGCGACGGCACCAGTTACGGCAGGCCACGAGATGTTCATGGTGCTGATCGCGATGCCCTGGTTCACCACGTAGCTCGACGTCAGCGTGACGCTGGCCGGCGGCGGTACCACGGTGATTGGTATAACGCTAATGGGGCGCTCTTCCAGGCGAGCGCCGGTATCGATGTGCGCGAACTTGCTCGGGTCGTACTGAACGGCCGAGATTTCGAACACGCCAGGCTCTGGCCTGGCCACGCTGACCACCCGGTAAAGCGGGACTGCCAAGTCGTCAGCATCGAGCGCCCACACCAATTCCGGCTCAGGTGTCACGGAGTAAGCCACGGTGACCGTAACCTGCCGCCCGCTGACCAACTGCACAGTGCGCGCCTCGCACTTGCCGTCAGGCAGGTTGAGGATCAGTCGGTCGCCGGGTTTGGCCTGGGTATCGCGGTCCAGTTTGATGACCTTGCCGTTTACCGCCGATATACGCCCGCCAATGGCACGGCCGGCCAGCAGTTCGTCAGCAATCGGGATCACGTAGCCAGGCAGCGGGATACGACCATCCAAACCAACCTTGAAGGTTACTGCCCGATCCTTGGAGTTGGTCAGCAGCGCCCACTTGCCGCGGCGCTGGGCCTCGGATTCGCGGGTGCAACCGATGGCGCTGATCTCCAGCGGGTTATCGCCGTAGCGCCGCTGCAGCTTCTGGTCAGTCACGGCGGTGACGTCGGTGTCGTAGTTGTTCAGCGGGTTGTCATAGCTGACCAGTGCACGGGTGTAGCGCGTGCGCTCAGACGCGCTCGAGTAGGTGAACTTGCCGTCGAGGACGTTGGCCCGGGTATAGGCGAAGTCGAAGTCCGTTGCCCGCGGCATATCCGAGAGAGTGAACACCTGGCCCTGGGCCCAATAGGTCATGCCTCGGTAGATCGCCGAGATGTCACGCAGAAGTGACCAGGCGTCTGCTTTGCTTTGCAGATTCAAGCTGCAGATGAAGCGCGGCTCCTGGCCACCCTTCCCGTCCGGCACCAGCTGGTCGCAGTATTGCGAGATCCGGTACAGCTCCCACTTGTCCACCATCCACGGCTTAATGCGACGGCCCAGGCCGAAACGGTCGGCGGTGGTTATGTCGTAGGTCATCCAGACAGGGTTGTCGGTCCAGGCCTGCTTGAAGGTGCCGTCCCAAACGCCACTGTACGAGCGCGACACAGGGTCGTAGTTGCTCGGCACCTGCATTTTTTTCAGCTTGGTCTCGACCGTCACGGCCGGGATGCTGCGGAACTGCTCGGCGGAAAACTCGATGTAGAGCAGCGCCGTGTTCGGGTAGCGGATCTTTGCGTCGATAACTTCAGTGAAGCCGGCGATCTGCATGGTGTCGGAGATTTTGTTGTTGTTTTGATTGACCGTGATCCTGGTGATGCGCATCAGCCAGCCGGTAGTTGCCTTGGGCAGACCTATGCGACGGGTGCGCTCGTACACGCTGGTGGTCTTGCCGTCGACAGCCTCACTCAGTACCTGCTGATAGGCTCCACCATCAGTGGCCAGTTCAACCTTGTATTCAATCCGGTACCCGTTGATGTTGCCCCCCGCGTCCACGGACTGAAGCGCCGGCCAGGCAAACCGCACACGCACAGCGGAAAGCTGGGTGTTGTTGATCGCCCTAACCCATGGGGTGCCGCTGCGCAGCTCGGCGCTGATGGTGGTCTCGTTCTCTACCGAGGGGATGCCCTGAATATAGGTCTGGTCCACGGCCCCGGTGCGCCACTCCCACTTCACGTTTGGGAAGTTCATGTTGCCCTGAGGGTCTTGCAGCGGAGTATTGTCGAGGTAGATGTCCTGAGCGGTAGGTGTGCCCTCAAACTCGCCCTCGCCCACGGCAATCAGCATTTTGGCGACGGCAACCGAGCGCAGACTGTCCGGGGCCTCTGTCGGCGTTTTTGGCTTTTCTTCGCCGCCCTTGGCGCCGTGGATGTCGATGTTGCGTGCTGCGCCCATGCTTTCCTCCAGGCGAAAAAAAACCCGCTCATTGGCGGGTATTCAAATGGTGATTAGTAAGCGGTCGGGGTAAAGGAAAAACTACTGCCGTGCTGAGAAATTCTTCGGCGGACCAGATCTCCCGGCTTCACATCTATTTCTGATTCGATGATTCTTGAAGTACCGAAAAGCATGTATTTCGAAACACCAAGAATATGCTTACCAGGGGCCAACCCAAACCTGGCGACCTCTCCGGGGTGAAACTCAGCGGAAGGCTTTCCATCAATATGCAAAATAAAACGAACCTCAGATCCGTAGATGCCAGAGTCTCTGGTCACCACCAACTGAGCCGCTCCCTTCTCCTTAAACGCATACATCCTTGTGGACGGCACTGGGTCTGCAATATCGGCAGATATTGGTGATGTGGAGCACCCTCCGATAGCCACAAGAAGCAACGCTCCGATCAAACCCCGCATAACGTTCCCTCGCAAAAAATTTGCGCGACTTTAACATTAAAGATAACCGTTACAAGCCGAACGCCTATTACATCTGGTCTTCGGCATATATGGCAGCACTGATGATTGCCCCGCCGACACGGCGCTTGCCGTAGCAGAGCGGGACCGGGTTGCCCGATGCCGTGGTGTTCTTGGCGCTGCCGAAGGCGTAGCCGGGGGTGTTCTCGGGCGCGGCGCTGGTCTTGAGTCCGCCAGCTTGGGGGCTGAGCATTTGGATCACTCCGCCAGCGACAAGGGCGATACCCGCAGGGACGACTGCCATGCTCGCACCACCAGTAAATGGCGAAAGCAGATAGCCTGCTGCAATGAGCACTGCACCTACGATTGTTTGCAGTAAGCCAGCCCGCTTGCTCCCAGTGATTACTGGAACAATTCGAATATTCCCATTACCACCAAACCCAAGCTCATCCTCCTGAATATTTTTTGATCCTCGAAATACCGCAAACTCCAAGCCTCGCTGGCTGGCCGAACTGATGAATCGTTCAAGGCCTGGGATTTGCACACACAATGCCTTTACCGCCTCCGCCGGAGTGCGAACCGAAAGTCTGTATTCCTTTCCAAACTGGCGTAGAGGTCCGCCAAGCCGAATTGTTGTCAATGAAGTCATCAAAATCTCCAGACGAAAAAAAACCGCCCGTAGGCGGTCACATTTTCAATATTTATAACGATGTGGGGCGTAGCTCCAACCAAGCGCTGCTATCTCCCGACACCCTGAACTTCTGCGTCTCGCCGGCCTTAAACTCTCCGGCTGATTCTCTAACCGCTTGGCCAATTTGAGCAGCGCACAACCCACCACCCTCGGCGTCGCCAGACAAACCGTAGATATGGCGTCCTTCGGTCAGATAGAAAGTTGCTGTCTCTCCCGTACCAAGCCTCGCGGCAACCTTCCCATCGATCAAAATTGCCGTGTAGCATCCGCCGCCTGCAAACACACCCTTATCACGGGTTACTACCATGACGGCAGACCCAGCCTTCGGGTCCTGAAAGGCTTTAAGTCTCGCTGCTGGAACTCGATCAGCCTGGCTCGATGGAATGGGGGTAGTCCCACACCCCGCCAGCATCGCCACCGCTACCGCCGCTATCAAAATCCGCATGATCGAACCTCGTCCTGAAAGTGCCGACTGTAACCCGGACCTGGCCAGGCATCCAGCGTGGATGGAATGCCAGTACCGTACCCAGGCATGGATAGCGTAGCCTTTCGCCACTACCTGGCAAGTAAAGGATCTGAAATCTCAATGGAAGAAGCAACAAAAGAACTTTTACCGACGCTGCAACTACTGCTGCCTGGCTTCTTGGCCACAATTATATTCTATTGGTTTGCAGATGTGCCTAAGCCATCTCAATTTGAGCGAATTTTGCAGGCTCTTGTATGCACCCCAATCATTAACTTACTCGTGGGTGCGATTGGATGGACCTTGATTTTTACTGGCCAGTTCGTTTCAGTTGGAGTTTGGAAAGAATCGAATATTATTTATTATTCAATTTGCACTTCACTGGTGTTCGGTACTCTCCTGGCTTTTGCGTGCAACAAAGACATATTTTTCTCATTAGCCAGAAAGCTAAAAATCACTTCCAAGGCATCTCACAGCAGCCACATTCACGTTTTTAGAAAATACGGTGAGGTCGCCGCCGTTCTTCAGCTTAATGATGGCCGACGAATCATGGGCTACATAGCCGCTCATCCATCAACTGACCCAGGGAGCTTCTATCTACTAGATGAGCCGCACTGGTTAAATGGCTCAGACATATTTAAATGCGAGGGTACCGCCTCTTTCATGATCAATGCAGACAAAGTCAATTGGGTAGAGTTCACACAAGGAGAATCAAATGGCTAATGATGAAAATAAAGACCTACAACAGCGTTTTCTCGACGGCGAAATTTTTGTTGGAAACGAGCATTTAATGCCGACCAACATCCGTCAGCCAATGCCAACTACCGCCCCCACTCCGCCACCGCCACCGCCTACTGATGGCGATAAGAAGAACTGAAGGACTCTCCAGTCCTTCGCCTGCAAGCCCAAGGACTGGGATAGCGCCAATATCGGCGCGTTTATGACCTGGAGGTCAATGTGTCAGGAACACCAGCAAACCCAAGTGAAGTTCGCGCTCTCGGACTGGCGCTTCAATGTCTAGCAGCGAGCCTAAAGCAAAATGGCGCCCTCAACGCTGACCTTTATACGGCAAGACTCAAAGGTCATATTGCTGCGGAGTATCCAGCAGCCGAAAACAAAGATGTTTTCAATCTTGTGCTAGAAAACTTGATCAATGACTTAGCGCGCATACCAGCCCCTGACGCTTAATGACCTTTGGGGGCCGAACAGAGCGAAGTCTCTCTCGGCCCTTTTTTTGACTTCATCGTCGATAGCTTTTTGTTGTGCGTCCGTAAGCATGCTCTTCTCCTGCGGCCGTGCCGCGTCATGTTGGTTGTCTTGCGTCTTTGTGCCTGAGGATCAGGCGTGCCCGGTCATGCCAGGGGCCGCCATAGACAATGATCTCGGACGGCCTGCCGTATAGGTGGTGCAGCAGGAATGGCCCCGGGCCGAACGCGCCTGACTCTTCACCAGGTAACGCCGGATCAGTGCCCAGGTAGATTCCGGCGTGATTCGGGTGAGCCGTGCGCCCTACCTGCATAACGATCATGTCACCGCGCTGCGGTCGGTCGACGCGTACAAATCCGGCCGCCTTGTAATGCTGCTCGTACAGGCTGGCGGTCTCCGCACTCTCCCACCAGCCATCGACGCGCTGGAAGGCCTCGAACTCAATCCCCCACTCGCGCTGGTACCAATCGGCACAGACCTGCCAGCAGTCCCATGCGCCGTGCACGAACGGACGCTTGAGCAGCGGCGTGCTGCCCGTCGGGGTGATCGTTCGCAGGTCGCCCTCGGGCCATGACAGGATGTGCCAGGGCAACGCCGTGGCTTCGCACATCGCCAGGTCGTGCGGTGACGGCCTGCTGGTGGCGTCCGGGTGGGAGTGAATGATGCCGATTACCTCGCCCAGGTCTTCCGCAGCGGCGTAGTCCTCGGGATCCAGGCGGAACTCTTCGTTCGGTTCTGTGGCGATGTTCTTGCAGGAGAAGTACTTCTGCGCGCGGCCCATGGCAAGCAACAAACCGCAGCACTCTCTCGGGTACTCGGCGGCAGCGTGCACCTGGATCGCCGCAACGATGTGCTTGCGCATGGTCAACTCCGGGCTATCAGGGAAACGGCGGGAAATCCACCAAAGGACAGTTCGTTGTTCTCGCCGAAGCGAAACTTGCAGGAAGACAAACAGCCCTTGCACTGGTCTAGGTCCGGATCATCCGTGGGGTTGTCCTCGTCGTCGAACATGGCGGCACCGGTGTAGCCGCAATCAGGCCCACGGTAGCCATTGGTCATGGCCCAGTGGCAGAACGTCGTCATTTGGCGCCCTGGCAGACCGTGGTTGTCGATTTCGCCCGGGGAAGAAAGCTCCCAAACCACCGCCTCGCCGTCTTCACTGGTTTTCTGGTCGATGTACCAGATCTCCAGGGCCTCCTGAGTCGGATCTGCAGTTGGGTTACCGTCGGGGAAGTTCGCCGCATCCAGGTACTGCGCCAGCGTCTCGCGCACCGTCAGCTTGAACTTCAGCAGGTCCTCGAAGGCCAGGCACAGGGCAGTCACGCGGCCATTGATGTTGCCGGCGGCGAACGTCGGGCGAGAGGCGGTGCCGTCACTACTGGAAGAAATCCCCTCGATCTGAACCGGCCAGGCCGCGTACTCGGCGCCCTGCCACCAAATCGACTTCGCGGGCAAGTCCTCTTCCGAATGCTCGTAGGCAAGCAGCTCCTCGGGCGTATGCGGAATGGCGTGCCCGTGGAAGCGCAGGTAATCGGCTCCGTACTCGGTCCCGTCAATTTCGAACAGGCGAATTTCGCCGCCGGGCGCCAGCTTCTGGATGTCCGTGATCAGTGCCATGGGTAGGTCTCAGGGATGAAAGGTTTGTTCGAAGGTGGCGGTGATGGCGTAGACCTGTCCCCCGCGGTGCACTGGCTTATAGCCGTTGCACTTGTAGAGTCCAAGATCACCCAGGGGCGGCTCCCATAGGAAACCCCGCGCCCCTTTGTGCCGATCCAGGAACGCCATGATGTCTTTGATACGCGGCTTCAAGCCAGTGAAGGTCACCGGCCAGGATTGCGTCCGGTTGTTGATCCCATCCTCGACCGACTGCTCGTAACCGTCGCCGAATTTCTTGGAGCGGACGCGCTGGGCAATATCGCCCTCCGCCCCCTTCTCCGTCGCCCAGGTGAATCGTTCGATAGCCATCAGCGCCCCTTGATTGCTTTGTTGATGACGCCGCCCTGGCGCATGTCCTTCGAGCGCAGCTCTTGATACTTCTGTTCTACGAAGCTCGCCAGCTCCTTGCCGAACAAGTCGTAGCCAGGCGCGTCAGCGGTGGACGACGCGTTGCCGTCACCGTCGATGTGCACTTCAACGTTGATCTGCGTTGAACCGGAACCGCCGCCGCCCATGGCCATTACGCCCAGCTTGCCGCTCGACGTACGGGTCAGAGGCATGATTGCCTCTTCACCAGCCTCACCCATTACACCGGTTTTACCGTTGGCCATGCCGAAAGCCGTAGGCTTGCTGACGATGGAGTTCGTGAATGCGCCGCCACCGGCGAACATCTGTACGCCGCCCGACCAGGCGCCGCCATTGGCCTGGGTCACGCCAGACCAGCCCGCCAATACATCAGGGCTGTACCCTGCCGCTGTCGAGCCTGCTGACGTGGTAGCCCCGCCGCCGAAGTACGAGCCAGCGGCAGATATACCGAGCCCTACAAGTGAGCCGAGAAGCCCAGAGGCTGCTTGCCGAGTAGCAATGCGCGCCATGTCCGCCAGAATTGACTTGGTGAAGTCTGCAAACGAGAGCTTCCCAGTCATGGCGAAGTTGACGATTGAGTCCTCCATGGAGCTGAACGCATTGCCGAACAGGCTTTTTGTCTGTCCTGCGATGTTTTGTGCGGAATCCAGGTAGTTGGCCCAGGCCGAGGTAGCACCCTTCGTCCAGTCACCCTGGGCTGCCTCCACATCCGCATAGTTCTGCCGGATCTGGTCAGTGGCGGCCTTGTTCGCGTCGGCGAGCGCCTGCGACTTCCGTTTGAACTCTTCCTCCGACATGTTCCGCGACGGGTCCGACTTCTGGTTGGCCAACTCCAGCGACTGCTGAGCAAACCGGTCTTGCTGGCTATTCAGTTCGCCGCTGAGCGCGTTTTGGCGATCGCCTTGCCCCACGCCGAGCACGGCGCGCTGACCTGCAAGCTCCAAGGCCCGCTGTTGCTGCCCCAGCGCCTGCACGTACGAACTGATCGCCCGCTCCTGCTTGGCGAGTCGCCCCGTCTCGTTGGTAGCCAGTACTTCAAGCTGGCTATCAGCGTCCTTCTGCGCCTTGACCATCCCTGCACGCGCGTCAGCGATCTTCTGGTCCAGCTGGATGCTTTGCGCAGCCGAGGTTGTCTTCTTGCCCTTGGCGGCTTCCAGTGCCGCAATTTCGGATTCGTAAGCCGCCGTCACTTGGTCGCGCTCGTTACCGATTAGCGCTTGGCGTCGAACCAGATAGTCAGCCTCCGACACAAGCCCGGCCTTCTGCGCTGCGTCAAGTTCCTTCTGATAGTTTTTATAGTCTGCGGCGATGGAGGCTAGGTTGTTTTTGGCAGCGTTGAAGCCGGTCAGATCGACCTGGGTTCCGGCAGACTTTGGATCTTTGAATTGATCGTTGATATTCGCCAGGTTCTTGTCGATCGCTGCTTGGTTCAATCGCGGGTCATTCGGCGCAACCTTGCGGATGTTTTCAAGCTGCCGCTTGTACTCCTTGATCGCCTCGGTGCGCTTTTGCTCATTCGTCCATGCAGATTTGGTCAGGGCGTCGATTTTCGACATCGACGTCACGGCATAACTCTGCGCCTTGGCTTGCTCGCCCTCCCACTTGGCGATATCGGCCTGGGCAGCCTTCTCGTCCTCCAACATGTTCAGGCGATTTTGCCGGAACTCGATCAGTGCATCCTTGGACTTCTTGTTCTGGAACAAGCCGTCCATGTTCTGCGCTTCAAGGAGGTCGGCCTTGGCGCTTTCGATATCCGTGTTGATGTCGCGACGACCGATATTTTTGATGCCGTCAGCAGCGCGCGCGACTGCGTTGTACGCCTTCTCCCAAAGGCCTAGGTTCGACAGAATCTTTGGCGTGCGGTCGTTGATCGCATCGGCATAAGTATCGGTTGCGAGCTTTACGGCGGCGGCGTGATCGCCCTGTTTCTCCAGAGCCACGATTTGCGAGTAAACCGAAGCCGTCAGGTAGTGGTACTGCTCATTGAGCGCAGCGGAGGCTTTAACTGGGTCATCGGCCAGCTTGGAGAACTCGGAGACCGTCTCGCTGACAGCCTTGCCAGTAGCTTCCTGCATCGACACGGCGGCTTGGGTGATCCCGGTGAAACTCTCGCCTGCGATCTTGCCGTTGTCGGCCAGCATCGCCAGCACTGCGGCTGCTTGACCGGTGGTGCCCACGGTTGCGCTGACCTGCCGCGCCATGTCACTCAGTTGGCCGGCGCTGACGCCAGCGTAGTTGCCCGTGAGGATGAGCGACTTGTTGTAACTGTCCTGCTCTTCGCCACCCTTGTGATAAGCATAGGCCAAGCCGCCCACTGCGGCAGTGGCCAGGGCCAGCGGCGCAAGTATGGCAAGCAACCAAGCCGCACCGGCACCGGCACCAGCCCCCAACTGAGCCACGGCGCGAACACCGCTACCCCAGTCACCTGACGACAGCGCGTTACCTAGCTGTACGACGTTTTCCTGGGCCTGGCGGGTGCCGAGGCGCAGTTTGTCGAAGCCGGTGGTGGTCTTTTCAAGCTTTGCATAATCCTTGTCAATCTTGCCCAGGGCCCTGTTGTACTGGTCCTGGCTGATCCGGCCCTCGTCGAGGTGCTTGCCCAACTGCTCGACTTGGCTGTCCAGCTTTGCCAGCGCTGCGCGTGCCGGGTCGATGGCACCCAGCAGGCTGTTCAGTGCCTTCTGTTCATCCATGGCCGACTTGGCCAGGGCGATCTGCTGCTTATCGAGCTGAGCCGAGATCTTCGCCGCCTCAGCCTCGCCATAGGCGCCGGTCTTGGTCAGCTTGGCGAGCGCGTCACGCTGCTTCGCCAGGTCCTGTGTGGTTTTGGCGCTGGTGGATAGCGACTTTTCCAGGGCCTGCATTTCATTCATCAGCGAAACGGCGGACTGCTCGGCCCTGCCGCCGGCCTTCGCCATTTCATCCAGGCTCGTTTTCGCCAGGATTGCATCGGCCGAGTCGATCTTGACGCCGAGTTCTGCAATGTTCATCGACTCACCTTGAATAAGTGCCCGTGGTTACGGGCTGTTTTCCCTTTCCTCCGCCATGACGCGCAGGGCTTCGCCTTCCAGGACTTGAAGGTCAGGGAAGATTTCAGCGAGTTTCTTTTTCTTGATGCCGAGGAACCCGGCCACGTCGCGGATGCTGCTGTAATCAAGACCGATCGCGCCGCCCGTACCTGCACGCCACTGGGTGGACATCCGATTGAACAAGAGGAAGGCTGGCCAAAGGCACGGCCAAACATCGAACTCTTCTTCCATGTCCTCTGCGTCCCAGCCGAAAGCAGCGATCTGCTCGGCATCCGGCGGGGACTCATACAGGGCGCGGGCGGCGCGTATCAGTTTCCCGTGCGGGCCTTGGAGTAAGCATCCTGATAGGCGTCTACGACTGCCTCGGTTGTGCCCTGACAGGAAGTCACCAGCGCCTTGATGCTCTCGTCGTCAAATTTGTCGTCGAACTCCCAAGCCACAACCAAATCCTTGATTTGCTGAATCTGGTTTTCGGTGTCAACGGCAACGATTTCGGACACGGAGGGCTTTTCGCCGAACTTATCGAGGCCGTCCTTGCGCCGCTGGTTCCACTCATCAAACAACGTTGCAAGCTCGATCCGGTTTCGGTATTTGAAGGTGAACCCGACCTTCACCGGATCCTGGCCGACTACCGGGACCATCACGGCCCCCAGGAACGTCGGTGATTGGGCAATCTTGAACTTCGCCATGATTAAGCCTCGCCGCCAGCGACAACAGGCGCGCGATACGCGGTGATCTCGGCGTTGATAGTGAAGCCGAACGCAACTGCAGCACCTTCGTTACGCACCAGGGTCGGGCTTTTGTTGAAGGAAGCGTAACCGGCGTAGTAGATCGTCTTGCCGTTGGGCAGCGACATACGCAGGATGCGTACTTCCTTCTCGCGGTCAGCCTTATCGAGCTCTTCGTACCAAGCCAGGCTGTCATCATCGGCCAGTTGGAAGGCAAAAGCCTGCGCGTTCTTGGTGGTTGGAATTTGCTTGTCACGGCGCGCTTCGAGTGGCGCGTACGTCCAGTACTGCTGTTCACCGCCGGACATCGAGTTGCCGATAACCTGATTCACCGCAACCCAGCCGGTGACCTTTTTGGCCGTACCTGCACTGATGCCGTCGGGAAAGAACGAGGTATTCGAGGTATCGATACCTTCCAGGGTGAAGGCGCCAGCAGCAGCAGCGGCAACACGCACGGCACGCTCGTTGATATCTTCCCAGCCGGATGTGACGAGCAAGATATCGCCATTGGCAAAACCGTTGGCAAGCGCGGTGGCGACGCCTGGGTTTGCATTCGTGATGCTGGTGATCACCTTCGCAGCGGCAAAGCCGGTGGAGAGCGCCAGTGTTGCCCCGTTGGGGAAGTAAACAGACATGGGTTTTCCTCTTTGCAGAAATGACAAAACCCGCTCAATGGCGGGTTCAGGATTTGCCCAACGGGCGGGTTATGGCGTGGTGTCGGAGCGGTATGAGAACGACAGCGGGACGGTGTAGGATGAGTCGCCAGTAATGCCAGGTCCAACATCTACTGGCGTCATGGGCGTGACAACGAAACTGTTTTTCACGTCGCGCACGTACAGCGGGAATAGCGCGGTGATCTCGGCAGCAATGGGGTTGGTCTTGGCCTTCCCGGTTCCGGCTGGCGAGATGATGCTGACCTGGAACAGGCCGGTGTACAGTCGGTGATCGCCGCCGAGCGTGTTGCTTGCGGTGTCGCCTGGGATGGTGAAGGCCCGCAAATAAGTCTCGCCCGCCGCCGGCGTGTAGGCCGTGTTCTCGAAGACGATCTTCAACTTCTCCGACCTGGCAGCGTTCCAGGCGATCAGCTTGGCTTCGTAGATCGAAGCGATGATTGCGTGACTCATACCTGGTTGTTCCTGATTGCCTCCAGCACGATCTGCTGAAAGCGAGCCACGGTTACCCGGACCATGCCGCCGGGGGCCTGGGTGGAATGGCCGAACTCCAGCGGGATCGCGTAGGGCAAATTGTTGATGATGTAGGCCATCTGGCCGGCAGTGAAGTCGCTCATTGCCGCGACCAGAGCAGCAGTGGTTTCGGCGCCACTTGGGTCTACCTCGTCGTAGGTGACGCTCTCGACCACGCCCAGCGAGATGTGCCAGTTCGCTCGGAACCGGCCACCGACATAGCCTTCAGGCGCCTTGATGTCCATGCCATCGTTGAGCTTGCGACCCTTCTTGAGCCTGCCGCCCTTCGTGAGGTTGGCCGGGTCGCTGCGCACCGCGCTGTTGTGATCGTCAACGGCCTTGTTGTACTCGGTCGCTACTGCGTTCTGCGCCCAAATCTCCGGGTTACCTACCGGAGACATACGGATCAGACTGCTGCCGACCTCGATGATGATCTCGCGCACACTGGCATCAATGGCTTCCCCCGTCTGAGTAGCGAACTCGGCCAGGCTCAGGGCGAAGCTGCCGGATTGTCCGACGCCTGCCCGGCTCATGACCGCACCTGCAGTTCATACAGGATCGGCGTACCGGCAGGGTTGACCTCTTTCTGCGGCGGCACGATTGACCAGATACGGCCCTGAGCTACCACCTTGTCGAGCAGACCCGGTACCCAGGCCAATCCTTGCGCGGCGATCTTGAGTTTCTTGTCGCCCTGCCTGATGAGGCTGTTATTCTGGAATTCGATGCCGGTGAAGTCGAGCAGGATGCCCTGAGCGATCTGTTCGATAGTAGCCCCCGGCGCCTCGCCGCCCGTCTCCGGGTCGTACTCGCCAGACTCTATCTTGCTGATGGTCACGGGCTGGCCGAACTCTGTGATCATCTCCAGAGCCATCACGGCCATTTCGTCATAAAATGCCATGATCCACCTGCCTAGAATTGAAATTAGAAAGATGCATACCGAACTGTTAGATGCCGCTCACAAGCTTAAGCAGGCCGTGCAAAGCAGCTGTGGCAATGTTAATGCCAAAAAAGTTACAGCCGCCCATGCGCTAGCTAAAGCGCTTTCCGAGCAGCATCCTGTAATCGCCGGCCTCGCCGCTCAAATCATGGACGATTGCTTCCCCAGGGATAGAAATCCCAACGTAAATCTGGAGAAGCTGGATTCTGTTACGCAGGCACTCTGCTTTAAGGACGGAGGTCGCGCCTTGTCTTGGTATACCGGCGAGAAACTTAGTGACGACATAGGGCTTTAGGCTCTAACTGCAAAAAGGCCCCGCTTGGTTAGATAATCAGCAAACTGCGTCGCACTCGGCCGGTCCGGCGCCGCCGGCAGAAGTCGGTTGCTGGTATTGGATATGGTCGCGTACTCCCGAGTTACCGCACCCTCGACGCGCTCCAGCGTCACAGCACCCTTGCGCCTGTCGATTGGGTCGATGTCGTCCTGGTGGATCTCTGCGGCCAGAGCCATCTGCCCGTACTGGATCCGTGCGGGCAGGTAATTGTTCGGCTTGATCTCCTGATCCAGCAGCACTTCCCGGCGAGGCCAGGACAAGGCCTGCTCGCTGCTCATCTTGCGCCCTTTCCAGGTCATGCCATCCATCGCCAGGGCGGCCCGGCGCAGCAGTGCTTCTTGCTCCGGGACGTCTGCGGGGATGACCGTGCCGAATTTCACGGCATACCGGGCGAGGTCTTCAGCGCTTGCGTAGCTTTCGGCGTCAGGCATGCCGGTGCCGTCCTCAATGATGAGTGTCATGCGTCAACTCGCTGGAATGGTTTGAGATTGGCTACCGCGCAACCGGTAGCCAGCATTATCAGGTCTTGGCCAGCTCAGCGACGAGCTTTTCCAAGGATTCTTTCGAGGCGTTGGCCCGATACTGGACCTTGGCTTCATCGAGCTTTGCTTTCAGCGCAGCGATTTCGCCAACTTCATCAGGCAGTGGCGTGATCGAGGCCTTCTTCAGTGCCTCGATCTCTTCGCGCAGTGTGTCGACAGTCAGGTCCAGGCCGTCACGCTCAGTGGTCAGCTCTCCAACTGAAGCGTGGATGGTGCCCAGCACTTCAAACAAGCGCAATGCCAGTGCACCAGCCTCTGGACGGTGGATTTCGCCAGCTTCCAGGCCGTCGACCAGCAGAACCATGGCGTCACTCTCGCCTTGCAGATCGGCAAGCAGCTTGGACAGTTCAACAGATGCGATCGCCTGTGTGCCGACAGCAACAGGCGCAGGCAACTCGACAACCTCAACATCGACACCGGCATCTTCGTATGCTGTGACGATTTCGGGATAGTCACCCACTACGGTCACCGCCGTTGCATCGCGCTCAACACTGCGGAACAGGCCCGGGACGCGATAACGCTTGCCAGGCTCAAAGCCGTCAAGCTGGTTTGTGTAAACGAGTTCCATCGGAATCTCCGTAGCGGCTATCGCTAGCCGCTTCCTAGGGTGATTATCAGCCGCCGACTGGTGGCGTGGTGGTGAGATTGATCATCACGCCGGCGGTGACCTTGTTGCTGTCCGAGTGTTTGACCCAGTTCGCAGCAGAGCCGACGGCGGCCAGAGTCGGGTTGGTACCGCCCGTGGTTTCCTTCCAGCTGTAACCCAGCACGTCGATGTTGACGGTACCCTCGGCGCGGTACCCGATAGCCAGGTTTTCCTCGTCGTTAACGTCGTACGAGCGGAAGCCCGGCGCCTGAGACTCGGTGATGACCACGGCGTTCGGCAGCAATCCGAAGATGGCATCCACTGGCGCCTTGTCGGTCACCAGTACAGGCTTGCCCAGAGTGCCGGGCAGGCCGCCGTAGATCACGACACCAGCTTCTTCGTAGACCTTGTTCGCGATCGCTTCGTCAACGATGTCGAAGTAGGCCGAAGAGTGCATGACCCACAGCGCAATACGGCCGAACTTGTCGCCGAACTTGCGCATACCACGGGTCAGCGTCTTCTTGCCGTCGGTTTCGATGTTGGCAGACACCACCATTGCGGTGTTGGAACCGATGGCAGCCTTGAGCGCGCCGGTGGCGTACTCGATGAAGCCCTCGATGGTCGCATCAGCTACGTCGGCGCCGATGATCTGGGAGAACTCATCTACGGCTCGACCGCGACGCTTGAACGCCTCTTCTGTGGTCTGGTACGGGCCGTATTTCCACGGAGCCTTGACGCCTACAGCTTCGCCGGCGCCAATTTTCTTGGCAGTGACCTTGCCGTCGGAGTTGATATCGCGATGCTCCAGGCCGCCGCCGAGCTTGTAGAAAGCACGCTTGCGGAAGTCGCCTTGGATCAGTTCGTTATCGAGAACGATTGCGCCGTTGGACGAGGCGTTGAACACATCCAAGTTGTCTTGGATGCGCTCCAAGTATGCAGTTTGCGCCTCATCGTTGTAGATGATCAGGTCGCTGTTGACAGTTGTAGCCATGGGTCTTTCCCCTTACTTGGGCAGTGCGAGATATGCGGTTTGGCCGTGCTTGCGCTGAAAGTCGCGCTTCTGCTCGGAGGTCATTTCGGAGCGCTTTGATGCAGCCTGGCCGCCGCCCCCGCCCGGGGCATGTGTCCCTGAAGCCCTCGGCCACAGGTGGGGTGCGCTTTCGCGCAAAGACTCGGCCCATTCGAGCGGAGTCAGAGGGGTCTTGCCGTCTTTACCGAGGATGGTCTGGCCATTCTCGTCAACAGCGACCGCTTCGCCCTCTTCGTTCAGTGAGAACACGCCTTTGGCGCGCAAGATGATGTCGTCGGTTGCTTCCGGCAATGCGCCGGCTTTCAGTGCTGCACCGCGCACCGAGTCGCCCAGGACTTTGCCCTGGAACTTGGCGGCGAAGGCTTCAGCCTTCTCAGCGCGACCAGCGAGCGTCTTCAGTTGCTTGTCGTGCTCGCCACGCAGGCGCTCGGTGCGCTTATTGAATACCTCGTCCACCTTGCCCTCGGTCAGCAGCTTGGTTTCTTCGTCCTGGCCCGCCCGACTGAGCAGACCTTTGACGGCGTCGATGTCGATGCCTTCAAACTGGATTTCGAACTGAGTCAGCTTGCCGGAGGTTTCCTTCAGCTTACCCAGCAGCTCCGAGTTCTTGGTTTTCAATCCGGAAACGGATGCTTCAACGGCAGTCGCGATAGCGGCCTTGATTGCCGGGTTTTCCAGGTCGATTTCGTTTTCGTCTGCCACGGTGATGCACCCCTTGGGTATGTTTTGCCCGCTTTGCAGGCATAAAAGAGCCCCACGAATGCGGGGCTAGAAAATGGCGAATGGCCCTACCGAGACGTGTCGATCTGGGTAGAATTGCGGCAACCGCAAAATTACTAATGGAGTAGTACTGAGAAAATGAAACGAGAAACGATCAAGCAATTCACTCGTAAGGGCTATGTCAAATTCGGAGGAATCATCACTCTCGTCGCCAGCATCGCGACAATTTACGCAGCGGTTCATGATTCAGGCCCAGAGCACAATCCGGGCTTCCTCGGGCGCTGGGAAAGCAACTACCAACACCCAGTCCCGGGTGGGACTGTCGCCTTCAACGGCGTCACTGAATATTTCCGTAACGGCCGATACAACGTGAATGGCACCCTCAAGTTCTCAGTCAGCACTCTCGATAAGCCGGCGTCATCTGTAGTGCTCGCAAATGGATCAGGCACTTGGTCGGCCGACAGTGATCTTCTGACCTTTACACTGACAGGCATGCACTTCGAACCATCGAGCTTTAAAAGTGGGGAGCTAGAAATGCCGATAGCACTCCTAGAGAAGCTGAGCGGCTATTCACTTCCGGATATCAATAAGCAATATGTTCCTGGGAGCTCAGATGAGTACAAGATCCTTTCTCAGGAGCGACAACGAATCGTGCTTCAAGGAAAGGATCCGTTCGGTGATCCATTCACAGTTGTCAGTTCAAGACGTTAGTAAGCCGGTCCGGCAGGTTAAAGAACGCCTGCCAACTCAAAAGCCAGCGGTTCCAGACTCTTCATCTGCACCAGGGTCAGCGGCGCAAAGTTGCGATCAAGCTGCAGCTCGGCGAAACGCTCCACGGTCAAGCCACCCTCACGAAATAACTTGGCCCGGACTGGACCAATGGCGACGTCCTGAAATGAAGCGGGCTGCTGCTGTAGCCAGTGGTAGTAATCCAGATCGGCACTGACCTGCTGGCCGCCATTGGCGCCTACTGAGGCACGGGTAGCGCCCTTGGCGAACATGGCACTGAGCTTGGTCAGCAGGATGAAGGTCGTACGGCAATTCGGGTGGAATGGAGGCCTCGGCCCGGAATCCACCGGAAACTTGCGCTTATCCATCGAGCGGCATTGCTGGCTTGTCTTGCTGTCCAGCGTCGCCACCATCTGGATTTCTTCGACGATATCCGTGTTGGCCTTTGCCACCTCCATACGAGCCTGGGACGACACATGCTGAATAGCGGTGTGCACCACCGTGCTGGCATTGCGGTTGGTGGTGGCCAGGATGCCGTCTTTGTACCCTGCTGCTTTGGTGCCGCGAATGTTGCGGATAATCTGGAAGTTCGTCTGCCCTTCAAAGAAGCCCTGCCGGATCGTGCCCGTAACGCGCTCACGCTCCGCACTGGTCCAGCCCTTAATGAACGCCTTAAGCAGCTTTCCGCCACCGGTGCCGCGCACACTGAGCGGGTTCGTCAGCACTGCGGTACGGATTGAAGCGGCCGTCGGTGCCACGACGTCGAGCGACACGCCAACCGGCGCCGACCTTGCAAGGCTGGTCGCCTCGAACTCAGCCTCGTAGTTGGCGATGTCCGCCATGTCGAGGTTCAGCTGCGCGCTGTACCGGTCGAAAATGCCCAGCAGCAGGCTATCCACCTCCTTCAGCAACGCCTCCAGGCGCTTGACGTTGTACTCGGTCAGGTCCGACTGAGTGAGCCGGTCACGGATCGAGCGATCAATCTCCTTGAGGAAGGGGGCGAACTTGCCCACCTCCCCAGCCTTGAGCTTTTCGAGAAAGACAGCGTGCCGGATGGTTGCGTCAAGGATTGCTTGGTTCGCTGCCATCTACTCTGTCCTCGTCGTCCAGGCCCAGGCCATCGCCCTGCTCTTCTAGCTCGCCGTCGATCTGTTGGTCGGTGCGCTCTGGCGCGATCAGCCCCAGCTTGCGCAGATACGCCCGAAGATCCGCCTTCGCGAACCCGCCGTTCTGCCACAAACCAACCAACGCCGTGATCATCTGCGGATCGGCCGTCAGTTCCACGAACTCTTGATTGACCTGGTAGGCTACCTTCTTGTCGGCAACGCCCATGTAGGCGCAGCACCACATGATTGCCCGGGTGTAGGCCTCGCTGACGTTGGCCACGCAGCCAGCCAGCACCGAAGTCGAAGCCGACTGATCGCCGCGGGACTCCGTAGCGGTCTTGGTAGCAAGTGACGCAACCACCATCCGGGCGCCCAGCTCGATCATCATCTGGTTCTTGTCGTTCATTGCCTCCCTGACCAGAGTGTTCGGCAGCGGTTGCGAGTATTCGAAGCGGCTACCCACCGGCAGAAGCATCGGCGCCCTTGAACCGACGTAGATGCCATGCTTCTCCATCCAGTCGCGCCAGTGCTCGTCCAGGCCTGTGATCGACGGCTGAGCCTGCCCGCACCAGAACACACTGTCCTCATAGTCAGCACTGTTCCGGAAATGGCCCAGGTTGATCATGGCGATGTCGTAGAGCGGTGACTCATCAATGCTCGGGTCATTGTTCTGCGCACCGACGAAGGTGAACGGTATCTCCTTGAGGCGACCGGTTACGCCTTCGGGCTTGAACTCTTCGATGACCGCCAGCGGTCCTCCGCCTTTCGGACCGGATCGACGCCAGACCCGGCACACAAAGCCGTCGTCCTCCAGCGCAAGCTCCCGGTACTGCTCAGCCGTCTTGTAGCCAAATCCGTCAGGAATCTCCGGAGATTCGCGCAGCACCACCAGCGTCAGCACGCTATGGCCGTTCACCATGCCCGTGCGCCAGTTGATGATGTCTTCAGCGCAGTAGGACAAGATCACCGAATGCCCGCCGATGCCGTCGTCTTGGTGATAGTCGACGTAAAGACCGTGGCGGCCAGCTTCAAGCACCTTCTCAAGCGTGCCCTGTGAGTGCTGGTAAATGCTCACCCCGGATCCGTTGGCATTGTCCTGCAGGTATTCAAGTTTCTTGGGGACCGTCAGCGTCGGGTCTTTGTGGAAGGCCAGGCCCAGCAGCCCGTTACGGGTGTGCCCGGTGGCGTTCTTGAACACTGCCCGCTCTCGATAAGCCCGGTTCCGGTCTTCGTTCTCCGGAGACTTGTCGTGCGCGTTGATGTACGGGAGTCGATCGACAACCCGGTGCTGACCGGCGCAGACATCGCGGACGGTTGCCCAGCGGTCCAGCACTGCCGTGTATTCCGCCCGCTTAAAGGAGACGTCGTTGCTCATCGGGCGTATCCCATTTTGATAGCGGTGACCGGTTTGATGATCGGGTACTCGCGGTGGATGAAGTAGCCGCCGGCGTCGTTCGCGTGATCGATGCCGGCGGTTTTGTCTGGCTCCCCGTTTGCGCCCCACACCTGCTGCTCTAGGCCATCGGCATAGGTCGGACAGGTGAACGGGTTGACCAGGTAGCGGCGCTCGCCCTGCGCATTGCAGAAGACGGCGTTCATTGCGTTGATTCGGTCCTTCACCGGCGGGTTTGCCGCTGGAGCGATGACCGCGAACCCGGCCTGCTTGAGCATGGCAAGGTCGGTGATGCTTGCGTTCACAGACTTGCGCGAATCGCCAGAGGCATCCGGGTAGATCCTGATCTCGCATGTCTTCTTGAAGTCGTTGCCGTCGTGCTGCCAGTAGCGCTCTTTGATGCGGCGGATCATGTCGGGCGTGTCGTAGCCGTCGATAAGCTCATCCACCGCCCTGGGCAACCCCTGGTCGCGCTTGACGTGGGTAATCGCCGCCATCTTGCCAACGTTGAAGTCCATCCCGATGAACAGAGGCTCGCCGGGCTGCACGGTGTCGAAGCATCCGTTGAGCTTGCGGTCGTAGGCCGTGTATATCGTGCCGGACGTCAGGTTGACGAACTGGCCTTTGAGGTACGCCATGATCAGCTGCGGCGGATACGACTCCATCAGGGAGGCGATGTAGTCATCCGGCAAGTTCAGCTCGTTGTCGAACGTGCTGGCCTGCACCAGGCCGTACATCTCTTTTAGTGACGGCTTGTCGCGCAACTGCTTCACGAACTGCAGGAAGACGAACTTGAAGCCTTCCGGCGTCGTGGTGACGTCCACCCCGTTCTTCAGCCCGGGCAGGTTGTAACGCATCCGGGCGATGATCTTGCGCCAGGCCTGCTGAGCCTTGACAGCGGTCAGCACGTCCAGCTCATCCACCAGGGCGTGACCGATCTTGAAACCGACAATCGTCTGCGGCTTCTCCATCGACCGGCAGATCACAGTGCCGCGGTACTGCCGGCCGCTGTAGATGTGAACCTCGTGGTTCGCCTGGTTGATCTTGGTCTTCAGCCCCCAGTCATAGGCCACCTCATCCATGGTCGGATAGAAGATGTCCCGGATCTGCGGGTAAGTCGGTGCGAAGTAGCCAGCGTTAACGCCGGGCCACTCCATGAAGTGCTTGCTCAGCGCTGAGCACCCTACCCAGGTCTTGCCTGAGCCGAACCCAGCAACGAACGCACGGAACTTGTGGGGCAGCGTGAGGAACTTAGCCTGCGGAACGTTAAGGCTCGGCATTCGGCTTCCTCGCATCCACCACGTCGACTTGGATACGGGTCGGGATCACCGGTTCGTCTCCGGCTTCTTCCTTCTTGGCCCGGTTAACGTAGATGTCGCCAGTTTCCTTCGCTGCCTGTTCGAGTATCTGCATGGCCAGACCGATGTTCTTCATCGACTCGGCCTTTTCAACAAACCGGTTCATGGCGCGAAGACGGAAGGCACGGTTGGCAATAGGGATGTCTGCCGTCTCTTCGCGGAATCGCTTGCGCGTGTCATGGAACAGGGTCACCCACTTCTTTGCCAGGTCTCGCCCAGCACGCTTAGTAGGGTCTTGGGCCTCGCACTGCTGGCGGGTAACCTCAAGTCCAAATTCCTCTCTGACAGCTGCCGCAACCTGAGAAGGAGTGTCGAAGCACGCCAAGGCCTGAACCATGAAGCCTTTCACCTCATTGTTCAGGGCTGCCATAGGGTAAATTCCGTCTTGGGTCTGTCAGGGGTCAGGCCAATCTGAGCAGACAGGTTCCGCAGGCCCTCGATATGTTCAATTTCCCTACCTCGGCAGGACTGTTTGCAGCATCCACCAACGCTTGAACGTCAGGGCTCGCACCATAGCGGCGGACCACACCGACGAACTCTTCTACGTCGTGGCCCTGCAGCTTGATCTTCGGTGCACCGTCTTGGGTGAATACTGGTTGACCGTACTTGTCGGTCGCGTGAGCCAGGTGATACAGCTCGTGTTCAATCAGGGCGCAGAACTCAAGGTCGCTGCACTGGGCGCAGTAGTCGGCAGCCAAGGTGATGAGGAAGGCCGGCACATCTCCGAACCAATCGCGCATCTGTTGCTCCATCCGGGCCTTCTGCCAACCACCAGCGCGGAACGCTACCTGCTCGGCTTGGCCCAGTACTGTGCGGCCCTGCTTCTCGAAGCTCGACGAGGCCCACATAACCCGGATGTCTGCATCCAGTAGGTGAGCATGGTCCTCGTTGTGGATGCTGCCGGTGTCGGCAAGGATTTCGGCTTGGAGCCATTCCCATACTTCGGGGGCTGGGGAGAGGCGGATGCCGAAGTCGGATAACTCTGACTGCTCTACCAGTAAGGAAGGCGGCATCGGTCTTTTCATTGCTACCTGCCAGATGGGTTTACACATGCAAAAAAGCCGCCCAGAAGGCGGCTTCATACAACGCAGAGGTCAGTCCTCGAGGCTCAATTCGCTCTCAAAGTCCGGGAAGCGCTCCTCGAACGCATCATCAAGTGCTTGCTCCGGATCCTCGGAGCGGAGAAGAGGTTTCAAGCGACCCCAGCCAAGCCGGGGCCACACCGAAAGTTTAGACGTTTGAATAACGGCAAACTCGGAGTCGGCTAGCTCCACTGCCGTCCAGCCCATAGAGTCGAGTTCACCGAGGAGCTCGCTCAGAAAGGGCACAGACAGACGGGACCAGCCAGAAATCATGCGCAAACCTTGCCGCGTGAAGCGAAAGCGGGACATTTCCCGACCCTTCTCCTCCGCATACAAATCGGCATTAATTAGGAGTGCTTGCGCAGTGGAATAAGCATTAAGTTTCGTGCGACGGGTCATTGATAAATCCTCAGATTTTTGACAAGGGGGTTTATTTCAAGTGTTCGGAGCTTGTTCATAAAGAACGCTGACATCGTAACCTAAAAACTCACATTTGCAAGCTATCTATCAGTTTCATCCACTATACACGCGATTTCATGAGTAGAGCCTGGCGCGCCGCCCATGAGTAGCGCTCCTCCGACGCTGAGGCAAGCGCCACGATCTGGCGCATCCAAAAACGTGGCGCGGATTACGGTGCAAGCCGCAGCTGCTGATGGAACAGCTCCCGGATCTCTCCGAGACTGCCCATAACAATTGGCTCACCCCGCAAATGGATCAGGTGGGCCAGCTGGTGGACGATCCCCTCATCCGAAAGCACCTGGCTTGTCGGCAGCTCCTTGAACCAGCACACGAACACCGCGAAGTGCAAAGCCCCTGGCAGCTCCTTCAGGAAACGCTTGTCAGTCATCTGGACGTATCGAGCGTGCTCTTCGCGGAGATCTTGGTAGCTGGCTGAGTAGGTATGGTCACCGAGGACGTAATCCATTCGGGCCACCCTCAATAGATTGGCGCCGGCAGTACCGGGCGCCTTTGGTTTAATCGGTCAGCCGTTGCGGGTCGGCAGCTTGAAGTCTGCGAACCGGTCCGCAAGGTCGCTGATCTTCTTCACTCCGATGAATCCAATACCGCCCCCGAGGGCAGCGGCAAGGTTCTGAGGTAGCCCGAAGTACCCGAGGAGTGGAAACGCTCCGGCCGTGAACAGCGTGCACAGCAGCGCTTCAAGAGCCGCCTGTCTTCGTGTCCCGCCGCCGTAGATGATTCGCAAAGCAGATATAGCGAATGACAGTGCTGCGGCATACAGCAGCGGCGCATGCTGGCTCAGCCACGCAAGTACAAGCGCCCAGGTATCTGGTTTGTCTGGCATGTTGGACATCTCAGTTCCTCCCCGTCAGGGAGTTAGGAATACGGCAGGTTGTGACCTGCGGAATTGAATCGGCTCACACAGCACTCCCAGCTCGGAGCAATGGGTATGGCGGAGCCGAAAACGAAAAGGCCTCGATCATGTCGAGGCCCTGAATAGAAATGAATAGGGCCGCGAAAGCAGCCCCTCCTGTTAGGTGAGCAGATCGTAAGTGATGTAGGTATCGAGGTAAGAGCTAGTTTTAGCCCAAAGACCATAACCTGGCGGTAGAAAGATCGGATATTGCAATTGCATAACGTTCGAGGCCGACAGGTACGCCAAGAATGGCTTGGTTGCATCACCGATACCAGAAGCCGCTGCAGTGCCCGTCGTGATAACAGAGCCGCCCGGGCCCGAGAAAAGGCCCGTCCGAATGATCACGCCAGCCACGTTATCGGCTGGCTTGATGATCTGAGCAGACATGTAAACGCTGCCGGAGAAGTGTTTCGCACCAATAGTTACTGGTTCCATCGTTGTCACCTTTAAGGCGAATGATTTGTCGCGGAGGATTCCGCTTTCATGTCGCTCAAAGGCGATTGCTCGAGGCTCGTGGCCTTCACATGATTCAACGTCCCGCATCGGGAACATTTGATCTGGAGCTCTGTAAACCCACCCGTACGGGCGAGAAGTCTTTTGCAGTTACCGCATCTGAATTCTTTCAACATCTGCAAATTCCTTTTGCTGGATCGCCCTTTCCGTGGGCAATAAAAAACCCGACTCGATGGCCGGGTTTTTTTGAATTTCAAGTACAAGTTGCCGAAGGCAAAATACTAACTGTGGGGAAATAATGCCCTCAGCCGTGCGGGAAGTCAAGCGGCCTCTTTCATCTTGTAAATTATCCCGCCAATTGGGCTCAGTGCTTTGGCGTCGATGTCGTAGCAGGCATCGAAGCAGAGTTGCACGAAGGGCTCCCAATCCCTCCCCCAAGCTGCTGAGGGGAGCTTGATGCCGTACTCCCCTTCCACCCATGTACGAAAGATCTCTGGTTTGATGAGCGGATCAGGGTTGGAAGACTGCCCCCCCTGGTGCATATATCGATACCGGCGAAACACGCCCTTTGCGACGTACGCGGCACGTTCACGCTTACTGGAAGTCATCCGCTCTACCCGAGAGCACGCTAGGTGAAAAACCGCATCTTCCGCCTCCTCCCGATCATCATCGGTTGGCTCTGCCGCGTACATGGCGTTGCCGAAGGCCCGCAACTGGTAATGGAGGCGCGCTATCGCCGACTGGATATGGCCAGCCAAAGCACCGTGCACCGCATTATTTGCCGTAGGCCCCCGCTCGCTGCTCTGCACCACCACCCCAAGTTCCGCGGCATCTGAGGACTGACCAGGCGCGGGGTTGTATTTGCAGTCATGCCACGCCTGGCGCGCTGAGTTGATCTTCATGCTGCCTGCCCCTTTTTCAGTTCTTTGGTCTTTTCCCGGTATTCGACGGTCATCGCCTTCAGCTCTTCCACGGTGTACCTCTTGGCCTCATGCGGACCTTCAAGCCATGCCACCTTTTCCTCGCCAATTCTCTGTAGGAGCGAGATTCTGTAATTGATGAGGTTTCCCGAGAGGTGGTTATTGCACGGGGCGCACTGCTTCCAGGCGTTGAGCGGTTCAAACCTCAGCTCTGGGTTCGCTCCTACAGTGCGGTAATGGCCGGCGTGATACTGGCCTTCATGGTGGCGGCCGCAACTCACGCATGGCAGTGCCGCATCACGGGCGCGCACCCATGCGTTGAATGCGTGCTGTGTGTCCTTGAGGTGCTCCGCCCTGCTCTTCAGCTTCTCCTTGCGGACCTTGATGTCGCGGCGACCAACATCCGCCAGGGCCTTCTTGGCGCTCGCCTGGCCCTTCTCTGACTTGCCGTAGGAGATGGCGCACTCGATCTCGCCGCACACCGCCTGCGAGCCGCGGGCAGGCGTGAACATCACTCGGCACTCAGGGCAGCGTTTCCGGCGTGGCCTACCGGACGTGAGCGGGGTTTTGCGTTGTAATGGGGTGCGCCTCATGCGGCCTCCTTGAATGCTTCGAACTCTGCCATTTCGGTCAGGCGCTCTTCCGTGAGCGTCGGCCAGTCATGCAGTACCAGGTACGCACAGCACTGGCGCCAGAAATCTTGGAATGTCTCCTCCCCCATCGAATCGTAGGAAAGGCTGCGGGGTGTCTTGCGGGTGAGCTGGCCCAGGCCGGGAATGTCGAACAGTTCCTCGTCGCAGTACACGCCAGACTCCAGTTGCAACGCCTTGATGGCGTCGTGTGACTGCTTGCCAGAGAACCGATCGATGTTCTGGCTCAACACTCGGCCCAGGCCATGGACCAAGCCATTGAACCGTGGATTACGTGGCTGCTTGAGGTCGGCACGGATCTTCGCGTTCATCTTGAATCCACGCTCGCGCAGGATCGATCGGTCGGCGTCGGAGGACGGCACGAACGCTGCCACCTCCTTGCCGGTGGCAGGATCTACCAGGCGGCGCAGCACCAGGTACACAGGCATTGGGCGAGGCTTGGCTGGCTTGGTCATTGCGCTGCCCTCTTCGCTTCCAGTTCCTGGGCCTGCTTGATCAACAGAGCTCGGCGATCAGCCAACTCATTTGCCGCATCAATCCGCATTTCGGTTTTCCGTTCGGCGCTGGCTTTGCGCATTTCCAGCATCGAGTTTTTCACTAGCTCCAGCTTCTGACGGAGCGCCGGCTTTGGCCGTGTGACGGTGCCAGTAAGCAAGCCAGCGATGGCGCGACCGTCTTCTGTGATCGGTTCGACGCTCAGGTATGCCAAGTACCTCTGGGCATGTTCGCGCGGGATTCTCTTCAGCTCCATTGCCTTGGTCACAGCCTGTACGCGACGTTTTGCGTCGAATCCTACGGATACGTGCCAGTTGACCGACTTCGCATCCTCGCGGGCCTGGTTCACGAACCTCTGGTAGGCGTCGATGAACGCCATGCGCGCGCCGATTTTGTCGCCGCCATCCAAGATCGGTTTCGCAGCGGCCAGGGCCAATTGGATCTCGTCGGTCAGCAACACGGTTTCGAATTCATCATTGGTGGTCATGGCGATGGCCCAGGCCTCGTCCTTCCCAGGGCGGCCGTCGGAGGTCTGGACACGCTGCAGGATGTCGGCCATAGCAAGCTTGCCCTTCACTTCGAAGCGACACGCCTTCAGCGCGGCTTTGACGACTGGCACCGGGTAGGCACAGAGGTCTTCGGCCATCATCGCGGCGGTACCGGGGTTCATCTCCTGGCCCATAGCCTCGGCCGTTGCGCAGATGGCGGCGGCAAGCCCGGCGACCTGCTGGTCGCTCATTTCAGAGGTATTCATTGCGGTCACCTGCTTGGCGTTTGGCCAAAACCATCTGGGCGGCCTGCTCGGCGGCGGATAGGTTTGCCTCAGTCCGTTCCATCTGGCGGGCGGTTGTCCCGTTGATGCGCTGCCCGGTCACCCACTGGGTGTGGTAACTCTCGGCGTTGGCCAGCAGTTCGTTGAGGCTGTGGCACTTGCGCAGAACGGCGGCATCGCTGGTTTTCAGGAAGTGAGCGGCGACGTGGTGGGCGACATCGGCGCCGAGGCGGTCAACCAGTTGGCCGAGTTGGCCGCCGACCTTGGCATTCCACACCGGCCAGGCGCTGTAGCGTTTGCGGTAAGCCATGGCGTAGTTCGCCCAGACCTTGAAGGTTTTGCAGGTCTGGTCTTTGGGGCCAGGCATGTCGGCGGGAATTTCGACCCGGGGAGTATCGGTGCGGTCAACCACCAGCACCAAGCCGCGGGACTGAGCCGGCTTGCCGGTGGCGTCCTGCAAGCCCTGACTGGTGTCCTGATTGGTACCCTGATGATTGGTATCCTGATTTGTCGGAGATTTGTCCGACCCTTGCTCGGATTTTTTTCCGACCTTGATCGGAGATTTATCCGAGGTAGATCGGATATTTTTCCGACCTTTGTTTTTTGGCGGGGTCGGATATTTTTCCGACCCATCAAGCTTCTGGTTCCACTCGATGGCCTTCTCGGTAAGGCGAAAAAGCGTGATGTTTGAAGTACTGGAAAGCTCAATCAAACCAGCCTCTTCCAGGGCCTTCAGCATGCGGTAAGCGGTGTCTGGCTTGTCGGTAAGAAGCGGCAGCTCCTCAGTGATCTTGGCCTTGCTCAACGCGAAGAAGACCCCGTCATCGGTCTTGATTGGCTTGGTCCAGCTCGGGCAGCCATAGACGAAAGCGAACAGCAGGGCCTGCTGAGAATTCAGCCCCCACTCCAGCGCCTTCACCTGGTTAATCGTGACGGTGTATTGCATGTCAGGCCTTTCCGACCTTAGCGGCCAATTCAAGGAAGCGATCCACGTACCAATGAGGTTGCGTCTCGCGGGGGCATTGAGGGCTGGTGAGGTTCTTGCCGTAGGCCAGGCCCTTCTCGGTCACGGACCAGAAGTCCACCGTTTCCTGCTTGGAGTTTTTGCGCTGGAGCAGAGTCAGGAAGCCGTGTGCCTTGAGCGCGAGATTGAAACCGCGCGCTGTGCTGGCGATGGCGTGATCTTTGATCAGGGCGGTGATTGCCTTGGTGGGCATCGAAGAGCCGCCAGCGGCGTCAGGGGCGGCGTCCACGGCATAGCCTGGGAGGAACTTGGCGTCCAGGCCGTTGTTGGCGGCGATCTTGGCCAGCATCAGCATCTTGCTGGAGTTGGCAGGCTTCAGCAGACGGTCGAAGCATTCCAGGATGGCCAGCTCACCGACGATCTTGGAGTTGTTCGGGCCTTGAGAGGAAAAGGTGCCGGTCTTGCGAATGCTCGGCAGGACCTGGCCCACTACCCACCCTTCGAACTTCTCGGCGGCCGGCAGCTTGGACTTCATCACCAGCCGATACAGGTCGCGCTCCGGGATAATGGTCATGAAACCACCACCCTGTTTCGGGGTAGTGGTCGCAGCCTTGCAGTGACGGGCCACGGCGTTCTCCGGCTTGGAGTAGCCGAGGGCATCAGCGACATCGCGGGCAACAAACCACGGATCTCCGAGCTTGTCGGTGATGACCCGGATTGCAGCGCCGTCGAAGTCGAATGGAATCACTGAGGAATTGCGCGCCACGTTTTCGGATTGCGAAAAACGTGGCGCGAGATTGGTAGTGCTATTGATATGTGGCGGGGTTTGCATATAATCGGCCTCACAAAGTGTTATCGAATCAGCCGACCTCGACCGTCGGCTTTTTTGTGCCTGTGATTCAGGCGATAGATTTCAGATTTGGCCTGGCGTCTTTCATCAACTGCTCAGCCTTGCGCCCCAACTCCCCCGCCTTCGCTTCGACCTGACGGCACTGCTTGGCGAACGCGGGCAAGTGCGGCAGATCCAGTTCGCACATCACCTGGTCGTCAAACACTTCGCTGCCGGTGTCGATCACATCGCCGAGGGCGCGGATCAGCGCGCCGAAGCTCTTGTTTGCGCATTGATCGCTGGACATCTGGCGGGCACCGGTCAGGCCGTGGCGGCTCGCCAGTTCATTTACGCAGTGGTCGCGGAATTCAGGTTCGAGGGCGTTCACCCACGACTCTTCCAGCCATGACGGCATTTCCTGATCGCCAGAAAGCCAGCGCTGAACACGCTTGAGCCAGCGGCCGGTAGCCTTCACAAAGTCAGCGACGTCGTTCTGCAGCGTCAGCGCGGCGAAGTCCGGCACCTCTTTGGCGATAGCCTTCTCCGGGCACGACAGATGAAGCTCGCGGCTCAGCGCCTGGGCGAAGTTGTCCTGGCTCAGGCTGGTGCGCGCGATCTGGTTTGCAGCGTGGGCAACCAGCACCTGATCACGGGTTTGTACGTTGTGTCTGGAACTGGACGTTTGCATGGGGACTGCTCTCTTTTAATCTGGCTTCAATGGAACGGCGGACAGGGATGTCGCTTAGGCGGCCATCTCGGCCCATGGAAACGACGGACAAAGGGATTCTTTTTTGAAAGCACCTCCGGTCAACGCCTCCGCTCGCTTGGCAACCACTGGAGACATGCCGTGCTTCTCGCGAACCCAACCGGAAACGGTGCTTTGATCAACCTTGAGTTTTTCAGCCGTGACCTCCTGAGTGCCGAAGAAGGCAACGAGGTCCTTATAAATAGTGTTCATGCTGCCTCTCCATACGGGAATACCCATATAGTAGGTTATGGGAATACCGATTTGCAAGGATATGGGAGCACCCGTAATACTCGCCGGATGGAATTCAAAGATCGTTTAAAGGCAGCGCGCCGGCACGCCAAGCTCAATCAGGGCGAATTGGCCGCTAAAGCTGGCATCACGCAGACGTCGATTTCTGACCTTGAGCGTGGAAAATCGAAAGCCACCGCACACGTCGTGAAGATCGCCGACGCATGTGGGGTGAGCGCCAAATGGCTCTCAGACGAGATCGGGCCAATGCTGGCTCCTGGGTTAACGTCCGGCTCTGGTGAATCGAACGTCTCCCCCGCCGCGCAACCCACCAAATCATTCCGCTACCCGGTAGTGAGCTGGGTTGCCGCCGGCGCCTGGGCGGAAGCGGTGGAGCCATACCCAGCCGGAATCTCGGACACCTACGAGTTCTCAGAGTACGACTCCAAAGGCCCGGCGTTCTGGCTGACGGTCAAAGGGGACTCAATGACGGCGCCCGCCGGCCAGAGCATCACCGAGGGCACTCTGATCTTGGTGGACACAGAGGCTGAAGTTGCACCAGGTAAGCTGGTCGTGGCCAAACTGCCGGACAGCAACGAAGCCACATTCAAGAAGCTGGTCAGCGATGGCGGACGGCTGTTCCTGAAACCTCTGAACCCGAGCTACCCCATCGAGGCAGTCGACGAGAACTGCCGGATCGTGGGCGTAGTTGTGCAGGCGCTGCAGAAGTTTTACTGATGCCATCCGCCCTTGGAAAACCATCGACCTCACGTCGAGAGCAGAGCTTTTGGAACAAGGTGTGGACCTATGCTCTGCTGGCGCTCATGGTGGTTTTCACAACCGAAGCTGGAATTTGGCCGGACGGCAGTTCATCCCATCGCAAGCGGGTCTTCAGCCCAGGCTTCGTTGTGGTCTGCGTTTTCGTGGCTGTGGTTGAGCTGATAGCGCTGATTCATTTCTATTGAGTTAAGCAATAAATTTCAAAGGCACACCTCGCCTCGGCGAGGTGTTAATCTCAGCAAGCTAGATACTAAATTTAAACCTAAAATAACTCTGAGGAACAATTTTACATATCAATCAGCTTTGCGCTTTGAGTTAGAAATAAATCTAGTATTAGATAGAGGGGACTCGTAGTAATCCTCATCTAAAAAACGCAGCAATTTCCTTAGCTCAGTATTATTATCAGGAACGATAATGCGTCCGTCATCTGACAGAGCTAATGGAAATTGCATACTCGCTGCAACGGCAACAATTTGATCTGTGCTGTAGTTCTCAAGAACCGCCGACTGCCGGATGAGTGATATTTTCTTTCTGATTTGCGGACCTGCGGCAGCCAAAAAAACTTGCACATCTTGAACCGCCAACTTTTCATGACCAGCAAAAGTAGTCACTTCTTCGTTAGTCGCCTCTCGAAAGTATTCCGAAAGATCGAATACGCGCTTAGCAAAGTGAAAGCTTTGAAATTTTAAATTAGTACCCTCGAGCACAGCTAAGAGCTTAGTGTCGAGAGACAGTCCCGACTCACTCATTTTTTGAAATTGATTATTTGCAAAAAATAGCATTAACCCTGCACGGGCAATCAGTCTGCGGCGTTCAAAAATCTGCATCAGAACCCGAGGTACGCCAGCTACCTCTATTCCAGTAAAAATCGCTCGTACTAAGTCAAGGCTGTGAGTTTTGGGATCATACTGATCAACAGACAGTGGGTTTGCAACGGCAGCTAATAGGCCGTCGACATCTGCGAAGTCAGGAATTTCAAGAAGCTCGCCTTCCTCTGGAGTATATCTACCATCAAATGGTATTATAGTATCAACACCCCGAAAAAACTCTGTATGTTGATCGTTAAAAACAGTAGAAATATCGGCGCTTAAATCCACCGACAGTGGAAAGCGAATCAGTCTAGCTCCAGCCACATCCATTAGTGCAAACAAATTCATTTTGTTTTTTCCTTAGTTTTTGCTTCCAAAATACCGTACTCCGTAAGCTGAACTACGCTTTTAATACTGGAGACGTTATTAATTGTTCTTTTCGTTAGCATCAAATACGTCACACCCTCTTGAGTCTCAACTTCATAAAAGTGAAACCCAAGAAGACCCAGCACGGGATTCACATGCAAAGCATGAGTCGTCCAGAGCACAAATATCAGCATCCCCCCCGCAAGCATCCAAGCGCCAAAGTCTAAACCAGCCTCTCCCTTAAATATCAAAGGAAGTGCATAAGCCACGAAGAAGCCTACAACTTCTTTGTCAGCACTCTTAACCTTCTTTATTACAACAGGAAGTCTCTCAAATTGGGCTGAGGCTTCAGTGATAATCCAACTAGATATAATTCCGAGGATGAGGCAGACGCAGATCGCCAGCACACAAAGCAACCACTCACCCTTTCGTGCGCCAAAAACGTATGCCAGCGATACCGAAACCGGTGCAATCGCTGTGAGCGCTAAAAGCACTCGAGTAGGTTTACCTAGCATGGACTCCCCCTCCCTGGGCTGATGCCATCATATCGCAATCATTCATCCTACAATCCTCACAATTGTATCTTTTAGCAATAACTGTATATAAAAACAGTATAGCAGCAGAGATTGAGATTTTCCCTAGCCGTATTTCGCAGATCGCTTAGCCATCAAATCCGGGTGCATGCGTGCCTGATACGCGCTACGAATGCTAAAGTGGCGGTCAGTTAAGGGAGGGATCCAATGAAAGGGTTTGGGATGTTCGCGCTGATCGTCGGTGTGTGCTGGCTAATCTTCGCGCTGAGCATGGACGTGTCCGTGCCGACCGGCGCCAGCGGCAGAGTGAACAACCTGGGGCTGATGGCTGACCGCCAAATTCACACTATTGTTGGTGGTATGATTGCGCTGGCCGGCCTTATCATGGTTCTGCTTGGCGGCAAAAGCTCCCCTACTGCCGCCCAGGCAGAAAAAGACACGCGCCCCTGCCCTTTGTGTGCCGAGAACATCAAGACTGCTGCGGTCAAGTGCAAGCACTGCGGCGCCGACGTTGAGCCGGCAGTCGCCCCAAGGCTGAAAAACGGCTGGGTCGCCTCGACTACCTGCCGTGACGCAGAAGAACAGCAGCGCACCATCGAAGCCATTACTAGTACAGGGCTTCCGGTTGTTTCAATGATTGGCTTCGCTGTAGGCGCTGGTCCATTTGAAACTAAGGATGAAGCCAGGCAGGCACTGGCCACTATGCGCGACGGCCCCAGGCTATTCAGCGAAATCGTCTACAGGGACTCGGTGAGCGGCAAATATCCACCGATTACCGACTGAGACGTGCAGGTCAACAGAGCCCGCCACGCGCGGGCTTTTTCGTGCCCGCCAAAAAGAACTCTTAAAAATATGCATTTATGCATGAAACTTTTTGTCGAGCTATTGCCAAGATATGTCAGTGCAAATACTGTGCTTGCATACAGTACTCGCAAGGAGCGAAGCATGAACCAGGCACCCTACTCCGCATCAAAACCACGAAATTCCTACGAGCTTGTTGGCCGCCGCCTGCAAGGCTTGATCGCTTCTCCCCGGGTACAGCGAATTCAGTTGGTCGAGGTTTCCAGACGCGACGACGAAAGCCCTGAAGCCTGGCGCCAGGTCATCCAAGACATCGGCGACACCGCAGGCATAAGGATCGAGCATTTGGATGATGGCGCCGTCCGGATCGGCTGGCGCGAGTACTGCGATTCCTAAATAAGCCCGCCAGTGAGCGGGCTTTTTATCGCCTCCCATAAAATATATGGGAATACCCATTGACGATAAATATGGGAGTGCCTATATTTGTACCCATCGAGGCGCCACGGCGAATCGCCAGCAGAGAAACCTGCGCCGTTCTTTAGCGATACCCATTGCCGGATCACCACCGGCCCAAATTCAAAGGCAGCGATGAACCGGCCTAAACGGTTCAGAGGGTTGGCAACTGGCCCGGGCGTGCAGCGTAAAGCGCCAAGAACAGTTATCCAGCGGGAGAACAAGCCGAAAGGCCCGCGGCTGGAGTGACATTTGATTCAGGCCGGCGACTGACGCCAGTAGCGAGAAGCCGGCCAACAGTAGATTTCACGTCAGCGCCTGAATCAGGCGCTTTCGGAAGCCAACTGCAGAGCAGCTACCGGCGCTTCCCTAAACCAGGGGCGCCACCATTAACAATGCGGACCCAGCCGACGGGGCTTGATCGTTCTGGCGCAGAAGGGAGATAAGTTTCGTTGATGTCCTTCGAACATGCCGGACAAAGGCTTGGAGGCCTTTCCCAGTCAGCATGAATCGAAAAGTTTGAATTACAGCGCCAGCAGGTCTTTCGAGTCCACTTTGATTCAGCCTCCTTTGGAGAAGGTTTCGTGCGCTTTGATGGCTGGACTTTTTTCGGCTTTTTGGTGGCGCTGGCCTCTTTTGCCTGTTTTATCGCGTCCCTTGAAGCCTTGCGACTAAGTTTTTTACTGCTGCGGTCCCGGGCCATCTCCCGAAGTTCGAAGATCCTGTTCAGCAGTGCGAATTCTCTTCTGAGCTGCAACGTCACCCTATCCAACTCGTGATCAGGTCTGGCTGCATTAGCTGGCTCAGGGGTTTCGTCTTGCGAAAATTGCTTTTGAATATCGTCGCGCTTCTTGGCTCCGACACCGGCAAAGAACCGTTCTGATTCCTCGCTGAAGCCTCGTCCAGCGACATGAGCATCTGTGACGGCATCCGAGTCAGGAGCACCCTTTAACGACCGCTGATGCTTCTTGTGGATCTTAGCGTCCATATGGAAAAGCCCGTTCCCTGGCTGCATCGCGAAATTTGCAATTGCTCGAGATTACCAGCGGCAAAGCGCTACCACCAGACCAGGCCGTCGCTAGTAGCGGGCCTGGGCCCCTTCCCCACCTCTATTACGTCAGCACTCCTCCCCCGCGCCTATCGGCAACCAGCGGGAGGCATGAGTGTTCACGAATACAGGTGAACAACTCGCCATTTTGGAGGCGACCATGTCAGCACTACGCAAGGCTCAGTTTGAGCACGAGGAACAACTGCCGCCTCCGGTGAGCGAAACCTCTAAGCAATTGGCTCGCAGCGAATGGCTGTACAACGCAGCCGAAGAGCTGGCCAGAGGTGGCAGCGTGTTGTTCAAGCGCCACTTACACCCCCAGCAAGGCGTCACGAGCTACCAGTTCGCACTGGCTGTCGATGAGTACGCCAACAACCTACTTGCTGACTGCGGCGTCGACACTCCAACCCTGGGCTACTTACTGATCGCTGGGATGGCGGGCTCAAGGGTGAAATCGGAAGCATTGGAGCTGCTCGGCCAGAGTGACCACTCACTTGGGAAGCTTGGCGAGATTGCCGAACGCCTACTTCAGCCTTTGGTTGATGACGCTCTTATCGCCCAGGCCGAGGACAACGAACTGTGAGCCCCTACGTTGAGATCGATAAAGCGTTGTTTGCGCTTGAAGATCCAGATAAGCCCGAGCTTGACGAGATCCTAGCCGAGGGTTTGATCGTGCGCCACTTCACCTCAGGCGCCATCAACGCAGAAGAATTTCATTGGTATAGCGCACGCCTCCTGGATGTCAGCCGGCGGCGTAAGGAGAAGGCATGACTACCGCACCGGTTAAATCCCTGATCGACGAGCAGCTCGAAGACATCGAGCGTCGCATCGCCATCCTGGGCTTCGGCCTCCCCTTCAACGAGCTGATCGGTCGAAAGCGTGAGGATCTAGTACGGGACTTGCCCCAGCGCCTGGCACCAACCATGAAGGGTGGCAGGATCGCTGTGAGGGTTCGGCCGTGACTACCCACCAGCGGACCAGGCGCCTACTCATCTGGCGCGGCTCATTCTCTGCCCTCTCCCTCTGCACCTTCCTGATGTTGCTCAGCGCCCTCGCTGATCGAATTACTCAATAACCAATGCCTCACAGCGCCCCGCAAGGATGGCGCGGGAGATAGTCATGCTCGCAGCAATTGCAGATCGCATCCGTTCCAAGTCCTACGAACTTCCCCTGTCCCGCGATTACGTCCGCCACTGGGGCCTGAAAGAAGCCATACGGGAGCTGGTACAGAACGCCCTGGACAGCGAGTCGCCGTTTGAATACGCCTTCGCTGACGGCCAGCTGTTCATCACCAGCCGCTTTGCAAGGCTGGAGGCCAGCACCCTGGTGCTAGGCAGCACGTCCAAGTCTGACCGCACTGATGCCATCGGCAGCTTCGGCGAGGGCTACAAAATCGCCCTGCTGGTGCTGACCCGGAACGGTTACGACGTGAAGGTTTGGAACGGCAACAAGCAGTGGGTGCCTGAATTCAGGCACAGCGACCAGTTCGACGCCGAAATGTTGTGCATCAACGAGACCCCGGCGCACCGGCAGAATCAGGGTGTTGAATTCGTCGTCTCCGGCCTCACCGATGATGACGAAGCGGAAATCCGCAGCATGTGCCTGCGCATGCAGCCACCAATGAGCGACGTGATCGGCACCAAGTACGGCCACATCCTGCCCTCCCGGCCCGGAAAGCTTTACGTCGGCACGCTGTTTGTTTGCGAAACCGACCTGACCTACGGCTACGACATCCTCCCCGAACACCTGCAGCTTGAGCGTGATCGCCAGACGGTCAGCGGTTGGGACTTGAAACAGGTATCTAAAAACGCCTGGATCGACACCGGGCGCCTGGATGAAGTGGCGGAGAAGATCGAGGCAGGAATTCCCGACGTTGAATACGTCGAGTACGGCAGCACCGAGCTTGTGAGGGAGGCCTGCTACAGGCTATTCCAGCAGAAGCATCCGGGCGCCATTGCCGTTCAATCCCAGGAAGAGCTGAACACCCTGGTCAAGCAGGGAATGACCAACACTGTAGTGGTGAGCCGGACATTCCATTCGCAAGTCGCCAACTCGGCCTCATACAAACAGCAGGTCGCCCACGTCGTGGCCATCCAGACGCCCAAAGCAGCCCTGGAAGAATGGTACCGCGACAACAAAAAATACATGAGCAGGCTGCCCGCAGCTTCCTTCAAGGAACTGGTCAAGCGTGCTGACGGCTGGAGGAATAAGTAATGTCCGAGAACACAAGAATTTGGGACCAGGTGAACACAACCGACCCAGATGCGACGAAGAAATTCACGGGAATGGGTGGCTTCAAAGGCACGGCCATCAGGCCAACATATCTAATGCGCAAAGCCACTGAGGTTTTTGGACCTTGCGGCGAGGGCTGGGGCTGGACTGTTCTTGAAGACCGTTTCGATGAGGGTGCCCCACTTCAGGCGCCTACTAAAGAATGGCCTGCGGCGACTCTGATTTGCGCGAAGTTGCACACTATAAAAATCGAGCTCTGGTATCTGGGTAAGGCCGGACAAAAATGCACCGTCCAGCACTACGGACACACGCCTTTCGTTCATCTGCAGCAAGGGAAAATCGTCACAGACTGGGAAGCAGCAAAAAAATCGCTGACCGACGCTATCGGCAAATGCCTCCAGCCGCTGGGGTTCGCTGCCGACATTTACATGGGCATGTTTGACGATCCGACCTACGTCGACACCATCACCGAAGAGTTCAAGCTTGAAAAGGCCGAGGACAAGGACGCCGAGATACTTCGCCAAAAACAAGAGCGTGTCGACTGGCTTGCCTCGGCGGTCGAAACCATCGGCAAGGCCGTCACGACTCACGAACTCAAGCTTCTGAACGTGAAATATATCCGCGAGGCAACTCGCCGCAACGAACCCACCTTCATCGCGCGAATCACTCGAGCATTCGAGGAGCGCAAAGCTGTGCTTGGAAAAGGCACGGAGGCAGCAGCATGACTCAGCTCTACGCACTCACCGGCAAGCTCGCCGAACTTCAGGCCATGGCCGACACCGATGATGAGGGCCTGAAAGAGGCTCTTCAACATGCCATGGACGAAGTGCAAGGCGACTTCAACGACAAGGCCGACAACATCGTCATGTTGCGCCGGAACATTGAAAGCGACGTGACGGCCATCGACAACGAAATCGAACGCCTGGCTGAACTCAAGCGGATCAAGTCCAACAGCGTATCGCAAATCAGCGACTACCTGCGCCGCAACATGGAAGCCGCAAACATCAAGTCGATCAAGCGTCCGCTCTTCACCATCACTCTAGCGATGGGTAGTGAACGCGTGATCGTCGACAACGAAGACGCGGTGCCGGACGAGTTAACCACTGTGAAGTCGAGCATTGCTCCGGACAAAAAGGCCATTGCCGCCAAGCTCAAGGAGATCCGAGAGCATAACGAGACTGTCCGTAAGCGCATGGCCGCCGGCGAAGATGCCGAACATGAGCTGATCGAAGAGCCGAAATGGGCTCACCTGGAGCGCGGCGACAGTTCAATCAGAATTAAGTGAGGCAGCCATGATCAGCAACCACCTCAGCCTGGTCGAACAGCAACGCCAGCACGCCGATTCAATATCGGAGCGCACCGCGCAGTTCCTGGCGGCCGGCGGAACGATCTACCTGGGCCAAAGCCCGGCGATCAACCCGCCACCGGCGAAGCGCTCCACCAAGATCGACCCCGACACCATCCTTAAGCGCCGCAAGCCGCCCATCAGCCGGACCGAGCGTAAGGCGCTGCGCAAACTTGTGGAGGCGTTATGAGCAAGCGCAAGCCACATAACCTGCAGGTCCGCTTCGCCCGGTCGTGCCGCTCGCTGCTGGCATCCAACCATGTCGCAGTGGTGAACATCGACCCGAGCGGCCGCCAGGGCATGGTCAATTACAAGTCGCTGAAGAACATCGCGCCGGGGAAGATTGGGCAGGCCGTTTGCGGCATCCCCCACCGTTGGACGATCTACCTCAGCGTCCTCTGCATCGACGCCCGCGGTGACCGCTACAGCAAGTCGGTGGAAGTGGCACCCGATGGCGTCTACCTCTCCGACCACCTGGAAGACGTGATCGAGCATTGCTACAAGAAGCTGCGCGACGAGGCAAACCAAAGCCAGATGGTGGCTTCGGGCTGGATCGCCATACCTGAAGCGATATCGCTGGACGAGGCGCACGCCGCGCGGATATTCGAAGCGGTCGGCGCCTGGCATCAGGTGAAGGTCGATTCATGCGCCGCATAGCCCGCACCCAGCAACGCAAACGACAAACCTGGCTCGCACTGCCGACGAGCGGGATAGGAGAGGTAGGCCATGGCAGCAGTACCGCAGAAAGAACGATCGGCAAAGACTGCGGCGAGGCGCAAGACTCGCGGCGAGGAAGAATTGCGACTCCATACCATGGCCGGCACACGCCAGGCCCTGGCTGACCTGATGGCCTGGCATGGCATCGATGAGCAGGGCGAGGCAATGACCCTGATGATTCACCACCTGCATGGCCTGGGTCCAGTGGGGTCGGCGCAGTTCCTCTGCCCGCCGCGACACGAATACGTGATACCCGAAAGCGTGTCGCGGAAGCTGGACATGTGCTACAGACGTGAACAGTCGAAGATAATTTGGAGTGATTAAAGCGTGTCTACGCCATAACAACCTTAGAGCTCTTGTTCCTGCGTTTTTCAAATAAAACCCAATTTTCATCAGTTAGACTGACATTAAAAGTGTCGACTCGCGACACACCGTTCACGTCTTCATACATGATCACAAGGTCACCCTCTTGCGGCTCTGTGACAGGCGCATATTGCAGCTCCAGTTCAGCCTCACTACCAGCTTTCATCGTTCCGTGCTTTCCCTTCTGATTGAAGGGAAGATTGCCACTAATCTCGCTGGTAACTTTGTAAGCTACATTCCGGTTATTTACGATTTTAATCCTATTTATGACCCCTTTTGGCCCCCCAGTCTTTAGATAAGGTCTGATTTCGAAGTCGGCGATGAGGGCTCTCTCCGCTTCCTGCACTTGCAGCTCCAGAGCCTGTCTCGCCGCATCAATCTGACGCACAGCCGCATCAGCCATTATTGATTGCTGCTCTACCGAATGTTTCAGCTCTTCTGCTTGAAGTTGCAGAGCATGAGTGCTCAATTTCAGCTCCCGACCTTGCTGCAAAAACCCGAGCACCAGCCAGAGAAAGGCGATTGGACCAAATGCTCCCGCAAGGAAGTCACCGAGTTCGTTTAGTTCAAGAGCGAGAAACTTATCAAACTTGAAACCAACGGTTGCCGTAATTATTGCTAAATAAAATATTGTTCCAAAAACACCCCAAAACTCAAGTTTCTTCGCCACAGCCTACTCCTTGATCCGGCTCCATGCCGGTCACCCGTAATACCCCAACCCAAACCAAATTGCCATCATGCAAGGCTTTCTAGACTGACCATTTTAACAAAAATAATTAATCATAAACTGTAAGTCATTACTAGCAGGGAGGTGGGGAAACTTTGAACGCAACACAAGAAGGCGCATCAAAGAGCCTTCATTTCTTTAACTTTTACCCACTCGTCTCGCAGTATCCTCTGAGTTATGTCAACAACAGCTTGGCCCCTATCAACTATTTTTGTGTATGAGCATGCCGCCTGTATGTACTCATTCATCGCGCGTATTAGTTTTTCGGACTCTTCGCCATTTGGGCTTATCAATAACTCGATCTGAGAGAAGTGCAATCTAGCCTTTGACAACTTATCGGTGAATTCAGCGTAGCGAATATCATAAAGCGCAGTAGATGCCTTAAATTCCTCGCGGGCATCTCCCTTAACCCAACTGACGTCGACAATGTATTGGGAAACTGCGTAAACACTGTTTCCCAATGAGAGAAAATTGGAAACGTGCTCCCTAAAAATTGCAATCCAGTCTAGACGACTTTTTGCCAAAAACTCAGACTTGCTCTGCTCACGAAGAAATTTAGCATTATCTTCAGCCATCTTTTCCTGGCTGATTATGGTCTTTTTGAAAGAGTACGCGTTGTATGCAGAGCCCGCCACAACGGCGACCACAGCCGTCAAAGACCCCAAAAGCGCAACCCAGTCGGTTCCGGTCTCTACAATTGCGTGAAGTTCGGGAACACGATTCAAAGTCACCATCAGGTTATCAATTCCCATATCACTCTCCTTGCAAATGGTAGTGGAATAAAACACAAGCGAATCCAAATTGCCACTATTTCGCCGCCAACATGTAGGGACGGCGCCCGTATTGGAGAACACCATGCAAATTCAACGTGAAGGCTGCGTCAGCTTTGGCGAGGCCCGCCTGGCTGTGTGGGAAGAAGAAATTCCCCGCGAGTGGAACGCCAAGGTCATTTGGGAGCGCAAGTTCAAGCGCGAAGTGTTCAAGCGGATCATTCAAACGCTCAATCGGATCGGCTGGACCGTCGGCGAGCAGACCCATATCTTCACTGACAACAATTCACGCCATTGCGTGAAAGGCGATCTGCAAGCAGACCTAAAGATCATGGGGCGCAGCATTGAACTGGAGTTCTTCCAGGCTGTGAACGCCCCGGATCGCGCAGACCACGGCGGTCGGTACCAAAGCGACAAAGAAAAGCACATGCCTTACCTGGCTCGCCTGGAAATGCAGGGCGGCGGCGAAAACTGAGTGCAACACCTGACCTTTCCGGTACGGTGCTGTCCCTATGTCTTATTCCGAACTCAGCGTTGAAGAGCGCGCCACCATTCAAATCGGTCATGCCCAAGGTTTCAGCCTG